AACACACTTGCTAACACACCTACTAACACACTGCTAACACACCATAAAAGACTTATTTTCAATACTTTACAGAGATTTTAAAAAGTCAGCTAACACACTCACTAACACAATAGCTAACACACTGCCTATTTTTGCCAACACACTACCAGCACACTTTAAAAAACTATAAACCAACGACTTACAGAGTTTTCAAAAAGACAACTAACACACTGCTAACACACTGGTAATAAATATTGTCATTTTAATACACACCATCTAACACACTTGCTAACACACCTACTAACACACTGCTAACACACCATAAAAGACTTATTTTCAATACTTTACAGAGATTTTAAAAAGTCAGCTAACACACTCACTAACACAATAGCTAACACACTGCCCAAAAACTTTTCTTTTGTACTAACGTAGTTAGTATCTTTCTTTTATAGTATATATATATTTATTATTATATATATAATTATAATATACTAACGTGCGCGCGAGAAATTTTTGGGCGGTTGTTCTAATGCAAAATTGTGATGCTGAAGATTGCTCCATACTCATCATACCGAGGAATGGTAATGATGGTTTTAGCTCTTGCTCCATCTTTAACCTTCTGAATTGTGATTAAAGAAGTCCACTTTGAAGGAATGTTATCATCAAGTTCTTGGCAAACTAGGCGATAAACTTCATTAGAACCTCGGTCAGCAAAAACTTTTCCTTCCTCATAACTGCAAGAATTTATCTTGAAGGAAAGTTCATCTTCGGTACCTGCATCAATTGTCAGTTTACCTTCATTCACAGAAATAGAGTGCTCAACTTGCATTGGATCGCAATCTGCGGCATCCTTGTTGATAACGAAGTCACCTGCTCCAAAAAGCAAATGAATTTGCTCAGTTTGCGTTTCAAAACGCATAGAAAATGTACCAACAACGATTTCTTGCGGTTCTAAAGCCATACAAGCCGAACAAACCAATAATTCTACTACAAAAGAAACAAATCTTCTCATAAGCGAAATTTTAAGGGTTATTTTGAGTTTTAAACATCATACCTACACCCGTCAATAGCCATTCGGCATTGACGTTATAATCTTCAACAATCCAAGCAAGCCATTCAGATTTGATAGCTCTGCCATCTGGACACTTCTTAAAAGTAGAGAAATTCCAATAGTTGATACTATGAGATTCCGTAAAAGAACGTATTCCTCTGGCTTTACGCTGATTGATAGCAACATCAAGAGCAAGGAAGAAACGCTTTGTTATCGCCATGCCTGTTGGCGTTGTCGTAAGTTTCATACGCTATAAATATTTCCGTGTACGTTAATTATATAGAAATCGCTTTTTTATCTGCAGGAGTAATAGTCTCCCCATTAGCTAGCTTCTCGAAACATCTTGCAAGGTGTTCGTATGCCTGGCGTAGCTCCCTTATCTCCACATCTTTCTGTGCGTTAATTTCGATGAGACGATTTATGACAGAAAGCGAATCTATTTGCTCATTTGGCTTTTCTGCTCTAATTGAAGTCGCAGGAATATCATCATTAAGCATATTCCCTTCTCCAGTTAACAACCAGTCGATATTGTACATAGGCTTGGACGTATGGATAAGATTAGCCATTCTCGCACTCACCTTCAAAACCTTACCATTAAGGATATCATAAACCGCTTGCGGTCTACTGAGTCCCATATCCTTAGCAAGCTGCGAACCAGTTATATTTTCTTGCATAAGGATAGCATTAATAACCTCTTTTGCTGTCATACGTATAATAAAAGTTAAAATACAGAGATTTCTTAATGATTTGTACCGATTTTACAAATATTATTCTTATCTTTGCACCGTGAATATTTAAATAACAATGCAAAATTACAAAAAATTATTTGTATGGCAAATAAAAGTGAAGAAAAAAAGCAAAAAATGACCCTTTTGGATTATTACGAGAACCTTCCAAAGTCCTCGTACCCAAAGAAGGATTTCATTCAGCGCATCATGTCAGAATGCGATGTGTCATTTACTACAGCCCGCAACTGGACAAAAGGTCATACAAGACCGATTGTTGATTGGCAGATAGAAAAACTGTCTGAAATTACAGGAATACCAAAAGAACAGCTATGGCAGTAGAGTTTTATATGTTTGATGATGAACTTTGGTTCATTAAGGATGGTACCGAAAATCAAGCTCTCTCGGAAAAAGATACAGAAGTCATTAAGAAAATGATTGATGTTATCCGAGAAAGATACCCCGAAGCCTACAAGGCTTTATCTAAGGAGTATCAAAAGAGTGCAATGAATGTTCCTTATTATCAGTTCTTGATAGTCAGAAGATTCTGTAAATGCAACTTCGGAAAGCTTGATACAACCACCTACGATATTGATAATCTCGGCAGGCTTAACTTTGAAAAAGTTGAATGCCCACTGCGAGGAGAATGTAAGAACGAAGGCATTATTTGCAGCCCAAAGTTTAACTCCAAACTATCACCTGCCGAAGAAAGGGTAATGAACCTTATCTATCAAGGTTTCACAAAAGAAGAAGTTGGTGACAAACTTTGTCTATCTCCGAACACAATTAAACAGCATGTCAGATCAGCTTACTGCAAGCTAGGTGTTCACGATAAGGGTGAGTTTGTAAAGCTAGCTAAAGATAATGGATTTTTTAACAATTTAAAGCACTAAGAGCAATGAGTATGATTAAAAGAAGCAATGAAATTGCTATTCAGAAAAACGTTAAAATGATGGTTTACGGACAGGCAGGTATGGGTAAGACAACTTTTGCCCTCTCAGCACCTAAGCCTTTGTTGCTTGATTTCGATAATGGTGTCAAGCGTGTTAATACCGCACATTTGGATGATAATGTCGGTATCGTACAGGTTTCTAGTTGGCAAGATATTCTCAACTTGCTCAACTATAACAAGAAGGATATGGAGGAGTTCGATACCATCGTTGTAGATACTATCGGAAAGATGATTGATTTCATCATCGCCTACAGATGCAATGGTTACAACCCTCAGATACAGGATTGGGGCACCATCAATAACGACTTCAAATGGTTCACCTCATCTTTGTCACAGCTTAACAAGAACATCGTCTTTGTCGCACATCGTGACACACGCAAGGAAGGTGAAAGTACTGTGTATATCCCTGCACTTCGTGAGAAGAACTACAACAATATCGTTACTGATTTGGACTTGCTTGGCTATCTCGAAATGAGAAGTGAGAATGGACAGCAAATCAGAACTATCACTTTTGACCCTACAAGTCGTAACGATGGTAAGAACACCTGTCAGCTTCCTGGTTGTATGCAGATTCCGGTTATTCTTGATGCAAACGGACAGCCAACCGCTCCTAATAACTTCATCGCTACTCAGATTCTCTCACGTTATCAGTCTATGATAGCTCAGAAAGAAGAAAAGGTCAAGGAGTACAATAAGGCTCTTGAAGAGATTAAGGAGGGTGTTCAGTTGATTACTGACGCAAGAGGGGCAAACCATTTCATCGAGCACATCAAAGATTATGCAAACTTAGGTAACTCCATCATTCTTCATGCAAGAAGTCTGTTCACAGAGAAGGTAAGTGCATTGAAGTTGGTTTACAATAAGGAGACCAAGCAATACGAGGACCCACAAGCAGCATAAGCTATGGAAGTAGTCAAGTTTAGGTTCTATGCGACGCTTTTGGATGCGTATCAGAACTACCTTGATAGTGACATCATTTGGAGTAAGTATTGGGGATGGTCTGAAAATCCACCCCATACTCCAGAAGAGTTCAAGAAGATACAATTCCAGTCGTTAATAGATAAGATAAATCGAGTATCATTCGATAGTGAAGCTGCTGACAAAGGCACAGCATTCAATGAAGTTATTGATTGTATGGTCCTTCATCGTAACTCGGAGAATATGGATATTCACACCATTTATCAAGAAGTAGAAGAATATCCGTATAGCAAAAGGGTTCCTGTCGGTGTAGAAGCAAAGCTGAATGGAAGAAGTTTCATTTTTCCTATTCGGTTAGTAAGACATTATGCAGCCTACTATAAAGGAGCATTGCCACAGGTTTATATACAAGCAGTATTGCCTACCATGTATGGCAAAGTAATGCTGTATGGGTATATTGATTACCTTATGCCGTTCTGCACTCATGATCTGAAAACAACACGTCAGTATGCGGTTGGCAATTACAAGAGACACTGGCAACATAAGGTCTATCCTTATGCCCTCATGAAGAATGGTTGTGATGTTTACGACTTCGAATACAATATCTCGGAAATCGGAAAGACGTATTACAGAAACTATACAGAGAGTTATACGTTTAGCCCAGAAAGGGATATTCCTCTACTCACTCAACACTGCGAAGGATTGATTAGTTTCATCCAAGAAAACAGAGATTTGATAACAGACAAGAAAATATTCAATTTGGTTTAAATATGGCAGAAGAAAAGAACACCAATATCGTTGCATTACAAGAAAAAGATGTGCAACTGGTGGTAAGCAAAGAAACTATCGGTCAGCTTACCACGAATATCAAAGAAGTTAAAGCTAGAGTTGAAAAGGCTTTGCCTATGTATGACATCAGCAACTATAGCACCGATGATATTCCAAAGTGCAAGGAAGACAAGGCTTTACTCAACAAGGCAGCTAAAGCACTTGACGATAAGCGCAAGGAGCTTGAAAAGGTTTGGAATAAACCTTTTGAGGAGTTCAAGACAACCTGCAACGATACGTGCAAGCTTATCAAGAATGCGGTATCTCTCATTGATGGCGTAATCAAAGAAGATGAAAATCGCACCAAGAAAGCTAAGAAAGAAGAGATTGAAAAGCTTGCCGAGAAATGCGGAGTAGAAACCATCGGCATCAAACTTGACCTCATCTTTGATGCGAAATGGCTCAACAAGACAACTTCAATGAAGTCTATCGAAAAAGCCATCACTGAAAAGGTCGATACCATCAAGAAAGACCTCGAAACCTTGAAGTTATTTGCAGAAGATTACGATGCACTTGCCGCCCGATACAAGGAAAATCTCAATCTGCAGGAGACTATCGCATACGCAAACAAGCTGAAAGAACAGCGTGCTAGCTCAGTGTCCCCTAGTAAGAAAGAAACTGAAACACCTCCAACATCACCTCAGAAAGAAGTCGCGGAGAACAAAGCAGTCGAACAACAGGAAGAGCAGCCGAAGAATGGTAAGATGTCTTCTAATGAAGAAGATGCTATGGATGCTTTCGCTGCTGCTATGGGACAGTCGGTTGCACCTCCTACTCCAACCGAGACACGTACTTACGTTTGTACCGGTACAAAAGAGGCAATGGAATGTTTGGAACGCTTCATGCGTGACAATGGTATCACTTTTAATGTTCAGTAAAAATGGCATTTCAAATTAGTGGAATTATTCAGCATATAGGGAATACGGAGAGTGTTCCCTATCAAGACAAAGTCTTCAAAAAAAGAGAGCTTGTCTTGGATTGCTCCTATCGTAACCAGTTCACAGGGCAGATAGAGAGAGCAAACTATCCAAAGTTCGAGTTTACAAGCAATCACGTTGATGATCTGAACGACTTCAACATTGGTGATATTGTGACGGTATCATTCTCCTTGAATGGTTCACGCTCAGAGAAAGATGGGCAAGTCAGATACTTCACTAACGTTCAAGGTTATAAAATCGAGAAATATCAATCTCGTTATAATCAGCAACAGGGCGGAAATCAGCCGACACAAGCTGTTAATGGTAATCAACCTACCACTACACAAGGAACAGGGCAAATGAGCGCACAACAAGCAGCTATGGAGTCTGCAAGAGCAGCATCAGCTTCTAATTTCCCTCCCGCCGTAGATGCGAACGGAGACCCTATTCAAGGTAATAATGACGACTTACCATTTTAAAGTTTAGACTATGGCACTCTATAATTTGAAGAACGTTTATGACAGAAAGAAGTTCAAGGAAGCCTGTAATCAGATGGTTCTGAAGAATGAATACGTTGAACTGAAGAAAAAGAACACTCAACGTTCTTTGGCTCAGAATAGCTACCTGCATTGTCTGTTAGGTTACTTTGCTTCAGAATTTGGTTTTACTCTCGAAGAAGTTAAGTTTGATATTTTTAAGAAGATATGCAACAGGGATATATTCGAGAGAAAGCGAATCAACAGAAGGGGGCAGGAAGTCACCTACATCAGAAGTAGTACTGAACTCGATAAGGCTGAAATGACAACTGCAATAGAAAGATTCAGAAATTATAGTAGTGCTCAGTGTGGGCTTTACCTTCCTGCACCTCATGAAGGTGAAATGTTATTTTTTGCTCAACAGCAGATTGAGCAGTGCAAAGAATTTATGTAATTTAAAACAGAAAATATTATGTTAGCAGATTTGGATGGTCACAGACCAGAGAAGATTGAGTTTTGTTTGACCGAAGCTCAGAAAGAAATGTTCAAGGACGTGTTGGTACTTTGCGAAGGAGCAAAGAGTGCAGACGAACCTATCAAGGTTCTGCATGACAAGTTCAATGCTCTCTTCCCAGACAATGAGGTTGTTGACCGCAAGTATGATGATTTCGAGATTCACGCTATCCGTGAAGAATACTGCATCAAGCAGGAGAATGATGTGCCAAAGCGCAAGGAAGAGCTGGAAACCGTTCTTGCTCAGATCAAGACGATGAAGAAGAATGCCGAAGAAGCATACGCATCAGCTCTTCTTGAAGTCAGTGATTTGGCAGCAAGAGTTAAGAATGGTATCACGGATTTCCGCTTACCTTCTACTAAGACCGCTCGTATTGCTCTCAATGGTCATTACCTCTTCTTTGCTTGGGTAGATGATAAGTTCCAGCTTTGCAAGGTTCAGAAAATCCCAGATTGGGATAGAAGCGGCTTGTGGAGCCAGGAAGATGTCAATCAGCAGGCTATGAAGGAAGTTTTCGGCATCGAGTTCCCCGAAGTGGAAAAGCCAAAAACAAAGTCTGAGGATCAGACTGATGATAATGACCTTCCTTTCGGTGACGATGATGAGGATGGTAATGATGAAGACGAGTAATCATGTACACACTCAGACCATATCAGAAACAAGCAAGTGATGCTGCCGTCAGAGCGTTCACAGGCAAGACTAAGAAGAATGGACTTCTTATCTTGCCTACGGGCGCAGGCAAGTCTCTTGTAATCGCAGATATTGCAAGTAAGCTAGATAGTCCGCTACTCATCTTTTGTCCGTCAAAAGAAATTTTAGAGCAAAACTTCGCTAAACTGCAAAGCTATGGTGTTTTTGATTGTGGAGTATATTCCGCTTCTGTTGGTTGCAAGGACATTAACAGAATAACCTTTGCCACCATCGGAAGCGTTATGAACCACATGAAAGACTTTCAGCACTTCAAGTACGTAATGGTTGACGAATGCCATCTTTGCAATGCTGATGGTGGACAATACAAAACCTTCTTTGAAGCCGCGGATAGACAGGTTATTGGCTTAACAGCAACACCATATCGACTAGGAAGGGGACTTAATGGCACCTCGATGCTAAAGTTCCTTACGAGAACTAGACCAAGAATATTTGATGAGGTTCTGTACTATTGTCAGATTTCAGAATTGCTTGCAAAAGGTTATCTTGCCGATTTGAGATACTTCGATTGCACTCAGCTAGATATGTCTAATGTGCATACCAACTCAACAGGAAACGACTTTGATGAAAACTCCCTAAAGTTGGAATATGAACGAAGCGGATTCTATGATCAGCTTATACTTCCACCACCCTACGTGTATTGAAGCCAAAGAATAAAATACCGAGAAAAGGAGTCTTGGTCTTTACTCGATTTACGGAAGAAGCGGAAAGATTGACAGACAAACTGCAACAGAAAGGTATTAATTCTGCAATCGTTACAGGCGAGACTCCAAAGAAAGAACGTGAAGCTATCTTGGAGAAATTCAAGGATGGCACCATAAAGGTTGTCTCTAATGTCGGAGTTCTCACTACTGGATTTGATTATCCTGCACTTGACACGGTTATCTTGGCAAGACCAACGAAGTCTTTGAGCCTCTACTATCAGATGGTGGGACGAGCTATCAGACCTTTCAAGGATAAAGACGGATGGATAATCGACCTTGGCGGTAGTTTCCGTTCCTTCGGAAAAGTCTCTGATTTAAGAATAGACCTAGAGGTGCAAGGTTCATCAAGATGGTGTATCAAGTCTCTAGGTAAACAATTGACTAACGTAAGTTTTTGAATTATGAAAATTGAAGCAAAACAGATTAATGAGTGGGTTAAAAGAGCCTACGATAATGCTGTCAAACATGGATGGCATGAAGAAGAAAAGTCTAATGCGCATTGGTTGATGATGGTCTGCACAGAAGTAGCAGAAGCCGTACAAGCTGACCGCAAAGGAAACTATATGGACGACCTTGACAAAGAAGGTCTTAAAACCGTACTTGCCAACGACCATGGTGGCAGTTTGTTCAACAAATACTACTCTGATACCATCGAGGGAAAAGTAGAAAGCGAGTTGGCAGATATTTGTATTCGTGTCTTTGATTTAATGGGTGTTTGTGGTGTTGTGGCAAAGGACGGATTTTCCACATTTGACTCTGAGGTTAAATATGCTAAACAGCATAGCTTTACTGAGGACGCTATGGTTGTTACTAGAATAGTTGTTTCGTGCAACATTAACTCATCTATAAGTGTAAAGGCAGAAATGTTCTGTGTCTTATATAAAAGTATTCTTTCCTCTGTATTTGAATGGGCAGAAGCACTTGGTATCGACCTCATCCAGCACATCAACTTGAAGATGCGTTATAACGAAAGCAGAGAATACCATCACGGAAATAAGCTGTATTAAAGAGTCCTATGGTTATGAATAAATACTATTTCAACCGCAAGCCAAAAGTGGCTCAAACCGAAAAAAAAGAGGTAAAAAAGACAACTTCTAAGAGCAAACCTAACTTGGTTAAAAAGCTCGATCGGATATTCTCTCTTTATATCCGCTTGCGTGATGTTATGGCTAATGGTTATGTTCGGTGTATATCCTGCGGGCAGATAAAGAGCTTTGAAGATGTGGACTGCGGTCACTTCCATAGTCGCCGACACATGACAACTAGATTCAATGAAGATAACTGCCATGCTGAATGTAAATACTGCAATCGTTTCTCTGCGGACCACCTCATAGGCTACCAACGCAACCTCATTCAAAAAATAGGGCAGCAAAGATTTGATTTGCTAAATGTGAAGGCGCATTCTACATGTCACTTCACTAATAGTGAACTAGAAGATATGATTGTTCACTATACGGCTGAGGTTAAGAAACTTAGCAGTCTCAAAGGTATCAAAGTTAATATTTGATAATATTTGCAGCAATATTATTTAATCAATAAATAATTTATTATCTTTGCACCGAAGAAATTAAATCTCTGAAACGTGGAACTTTCGGATAAAAAAATATTCAGACCTCAATTAGTATTGTTTGGGTTCCACCTGCGTAAGCAGCTAAACAAGAAAGTTGAGGTTTTATTGTACAACTATGGCAGATTGGATAAGACTTCCTCGCAGCATCTTTGATTGGGATTGGTTCGATAAACCCGAAATGCTTTCCCTCTTTCTATACTTGCTCAACAATGCAAAGGAGAAAGAAATAAAGCATGATGGGATAGTCGAGCATAGAGGACAGTTTTTGACTAGTCTTGGAAAACTCAGCACTACTATAGGTGCAGGCAAACAAGTGGTTAGAACCTGTTTGTCAAAGCTAATAAAAATGCAGCTAATAGAAGTGAATACGGAAAGATTATATTCCATCATCACTATTTGCAATTATGATGACTATTTTGAAGCTGAGGTCAATAAGCCTAAAAATGAGCTAAAGAATGAAGACACTAAACCAACAGAAGATGCAACTAAGGAAGATAAGCCTAAGAAAACGAAAGAGGAGATTGCGGCAGCAACCGAAAAGCGAAAGAAAAAATTCGGTCAAGATTTAGTTCCTTATGTTGCTACTTATGGCAAGGATATGATCAGAAAGTTCTATGACTATTGGTCAGAGACTAATAAATCCAAAACAAGGATGAGGTGTGAGACCGAGAAAACATGGGATTTAAATCTAAGGCTACAGAATTGGGCAAGACGCAATAAAGACTTCGGAACAAAGCAATCTGGTACAGCTTTACATGATTCAGAAAACAAAGATTATAACGAAGGAGGATGGTAATTATGAATGTAGATTTCAATCAAATTATTCAAAGGTTCGAAAGAGGAGAAGACTTGTTTCTCGCTGACAAGGTGAGAATAAGGATTCCTAATGCAGAACAAAGGCTTCGTGGGGGGCTAGACTATTTTGTTAAAAGATACACCTTTGGCAAGGAATCTCATGCAAAATGGATAGAGAAGAATTATCGCCCTATTGTTGATTGGATGTCTGACAACGAAGGCAGGGGGCTTCTTATTACAGGTGGGTGCGGTCTCGGAAAGACTCTAATAGCAAAGCATATTCTACCGCTCTTACTCCAAGACTCTTGCAAAAAAATCGTGAGTATCTTTTCAGCCCAGGAGCTAAATACAAAGATTGACGAGATTCTAAAACTTCACATCATCTGTATTGATGATATTGGTACAGAAGAGCTTGCGAAGATTTTTGGTAATGTTAGATGCGCATTCTCTGAGTTATGTGATGCAGCAGAGCAAAAGGGAAAGCTTCTCATCATTACCACTAACTTAACTGCAACCGAACTCGAAGTAAAATATGGAGAACGAACTATAGATAGGTTAAAAGCCATCACTAAGTTTGTCCCTTTCACAGGTAAATCATTAAGAAAGTAGATATGGAAATTAAAGAAGACAAAGATTTCTTGTTTGCTACAAAGCAAGCTAGATTAGCAACCTTCCTTGAAAATGATGAGGAAAGAAGAATGTTTAGAAACGCCATTTACAACGCTATTAAGTGGGGTAAAAGACACTAGTATATAAATCTATAAACAAAAGAGCAATGAAGATGTTACAAGACGTTACAGATTGGTTCAAGGCTGAAATTCTTGGCGACCAATCATTACAACAGGAGAGAAAGAAACTGAAATCACAGAAAGATTTCGAGAAGCGTATTAATGAAGCAGCTCATCATGTCTGCCTCTCAGATCGTCCTAATGATGATGGGGCTCCATATCCTGTTATCTGCATAGATGGCACCGTTATCTATAAAATCTGCGAGAATCCTCGAATCGAGAAAGGAGAAATCAGCCTTGAAGATGTAGGGGAAGTTTTGGTAAGGCAACGCATTCATTATGCAGAAAACAATCTGAATTACAGATAGTTATGCGGTTTAAAAGTTAAATAAAGTTGCTAAAAAGCGATTAAAGAAAGTAACGTTTGGTCAATCCAAAATTTCTTTGTATCTTTGCATCAGTTAATTAAACAACAAATAAGTTTAACAATTAAATGATAAGAGCAATGAAAAAGGTAAAGTACGTTATTAAGGCAACAAAGTTCAAAGATAACACATACGAAGATGTTGTTTTTGAAAATCAGCCACTCAGTCAAAAAAAAGAAACATTCAGTGACGTAAAGCACATCTTAGATTTGGATTTCGAGATTGCTTTAGACGAAGGCAAGAAAGTTCAGTATGACGGAGTAGAGCTTGATATCTTCAATGAAGATGGCACAATCCTCAAAGAATGGATTCAAGACGTAGCATAAAGGTAACGGAGTGACTAACCATCACTCCACAATATATAGAGCAATGAAATACGAAGAAACGTTTAAACAACAAATGGCAGTAATTGAAGCCATGGTTGGAAAGACCAAAAAGATGAAAGAAGAGAACGGTGACCTTTATTCTCTCATTTACATGAGAGGATGGCTTAAAGGAGTTGTAGATGATTTGGATAAAATCATCCCTTAACAATATTAAATAGTAAGAGCAATGGAATTATTAAAGAAAGGTCAATTACCACCTAAGGTAAAGGAATTGATAGTTTCCAAAGTCGGAAACTACCAAGCTGAAAAGCTAACTGCAACGCTCCTTAACGGAACGTTAGCACAGAAAGCAGACATCATTAAAGATTTGAATCTTGAAGATTATCTGCGTGTTTGCTATAATTGTGGCAAACTCATAACGAATGGTTATATAGAAGAAGGCTGTATAGCTTCCTATTGTAGCATGAGTTGCATCATTAAAGACTTAGGAAAGCCTTATTTTGATTCTCATATTTTTAATGAAGAAAACCCAAAAGGCACGATCTTTTGGACATCATGGGAGGGTTAGTTATGACAAAGCAAGAAGAAATCGATATTCTACAGTCCTTGAAGGGTGATACCTATTTCGCTCAGTTCTTCGGTAGCAAGGACATTGACCAGATGTGTCAGAACATCAATAACGACTTCGCCATTGAGGGCGGATGCGGATTCTATCAGAAAGCAGAAGCTTTAGAGCGAATCAACGCAGACCTTAAAAAGGAGATTCAACAGAAAATCTATGATTTAGGAATGGAACTTATCAAGGACTTAGATAAGGGATTTGATGAGGATGCCATCTATCAGTTGGTTAAAGGCGAGGTCGGAGTAGATGCCATCATCAAGTTTAAGCGTAAGAACGATTTGGAGCTTACGGATAAGGAGATAGATTATTTGGTATCTAAACTTCCATGATCATGAAGCATATATGTAGTAACTGCATAGCTTCCGAGATATGCTATAGTGAAGGCAAGAAGCCTAATGACACTTGCCTTCACTGGGAATGGAGATATGCAGGTTTATGGTTTGACAATTAAAAGTAAGACAATGGGAAAAGAGAAAGTTACAGCTAACGATTTGAAGGTTACTCTTTCGGAGCAGGGAGTGACATCGGGTTTGAAGCAGGAAAAGATTATTCAGCGATTGCAGGTTAATGGGTGCTTGATTGCAATGGTAACAGATATATTGGACCAACTTATCAAAGATGAACAGTCTATGTTCAGATTGCTAAAGGTTCAGTACAAACAAGAGCAGAAGATGCACTACAACCAAATGCGTGATGCAGCAGAGAAATATTACTTCCACTTGAAACCCTTCAATAAGAGTTTCTTCGGTGACGAGAACATTTGCGCCAACCTGGAGGATAACGCAAATGACATCTACGACATCATCAAACTTCTTGCGGACCACACTAACGACCACAAGGATATGGAAGTGATTAAGAGAAACCTCAGAAAGAGAAAGTTGAACCATCATATTTTCGATTAAGATTATGTCAGTATATAAAGCAAACGTAGATTTATCAGACTTATTTCACGATATGTCTTACAATTATCAGAAAAGCTTCCTTGTTGAAGAGTTCTGTTCTTTACCTATAGAACATCAGGTAAAAGTTGTTGGCGAAATGCTGAAGAACCTTAATGGCGATCAGACAGCCAAAGTTATAGAAGACGCTTTTGATAACTTGCATGAGCAAGGTCAAGAGCACGTAATCAACTATGTGAAAGGGTAAGAATATGATTGCAGAAATGATTACTCGCAGATGTCTTCTTACTTTGGATGGGGGGGCAAAGATTCAAGCCGTCCTCACTATGCCGAAGCCGACGAAGCCCATCTTTCCAAAGGAAATGGAGCGTCAGTTTATTAAGAGTTTTAATGAATCGCAGCCAAATATGGTTCACAAGGTTATTAAGTGTCATATAATGAGAAATTAATGATATGGAAGATTTACCTATAGGTTCGGAAATCGTGTTAAAGGTGGTTGAAAGCGAGACAGAAGAATGTAATGGTTGCTTCTTTGACGAGATAAGCAGCAATATTTATGAAAATATCTGCAAAGATATTTGTTGCGCCGCAATCGATAGAAAAGACAAAAAGAATGTTCAATTCAAAAGGGTAAAATAATATGGAAGCAAAGATTAATATAGTGGAAATCCTAAAGCATAAGCCGCAAGGAACGAAGTTATATTCTTCCGCTTGTGGTAAATGCAGGTTGGTGGAAGTAGATGATAAAAGTTTCAAAATATCCTTCTATAATTCAAAGTTTGGTTTTATGAATGGTGGAGAAGGGTATCTTGATAAAAATGGCAAATTGTATGATGATGGAGAATGTGTCGTTTTTCCATCAAAGGAAATGCGTGACTGGGGCAAGTTCTCCTGGAAGAAGGGAGACGTGTTGGTTAATAAAGATGGGGATGTACATATTATATTTGAAAGATTTGCCGATGATACATATTGCTCTTTCGTAGGGAAATATTATCTTTGGAAAGAGAATAATGATACAGAACATTTCTATAAAAATGAACGATTGCTAACTTCTGATTTCCAAAAAGCAGGTAAAGATGCTGCTCAGACCTACATCAGCACCATCGAGGAGCGTTTGGGCGGAAAGCTCAATCGTGAGACTTTGGAGGTTGAAAAGCAATATGAGTTCAAGAATGGAGATATAGCTTTTGCCGACTATGGTAATAGACAATATGTATTTATAGTATCAGGCAAAACAAATTTGTTAGAAGGTTATAACTCATTTATTTCTTTAGATTTAAGTAGTCTAACTTTGAGTATGGGCTACATAACTAATTTCTTTAAGAAAGACCTTTGTAAACTTCGCCTTGCTACAGAAGAAGAGAAAAAACAGCTCTTCCCAGCTCTCGAAAAAGAAGGTAAACGATGGGATAGTGAGAAGAAAGAAGTTGTGGACTTGCCAAAGAAGTGCGAGTTTAAGGCTATGGACTGGTGCTTGATGAGAGATAAGAAGGAAACTTGGAAATTATGTCAGTTCAGCTTCTTTGATGATGGTGATTATGAGGCTCCTTATAACGCAGTAGGAGGTAATTGGTTTGATGAGTGCATCCCTTACAACGAAGAAACCAAGCACCTCTTGGGCACTACTGATGAGTGGGAAGGAGGTGAGGGATGAAAATATCAGCACTTATAAAGCTTCTTGAAACTCGTAAGAAACAGTTCGGTAATATAGAAGTTGTTGACGACTTAGGATATATAACGAATGATCTTGCGTACAACGAAGAAGATAATTCTTTGATAATAGTCACTGATACATTCAAAAAAGTAGGAAACAATGGTAAAGATTGAGATAAGAATACAAGGTGTAGTACGTGACAATATAGTATGCAAGTGGGTAACAAAAGAACAGCTAGCCTTCTTGCGTACATTGGAAGATGATAACTGGGCATTCAAAGGAGAACGCCCAAATCTTAAAATAACAATAATTAGTAAGTAAGTTATGATAGACGATAAGAAAAATAGAAGAAGCTGCAAGATATTATTGCAACAATAGATATCCTGCTTCACAGGATGTTCCGTTTATAGCAGAGGGGTTTAGACATGGTGCTAAGTGGGCTATCAATGAGCTTATTAAGAACTTGTGGCATCCTGCTAGTGAAGAACCCGAGAAAAATCATTTTGTCCTATTTAAAACTGCTGGCAATAGTTTTGAAACGGAATATATTGGCAAGAATGACTGGGCTACCATCGTTAGATGTTTTAAGGTTGTTAAGTGGTTCTATGTTGATGATTTGCTTCCAAAGAAAGGAGGAGAGAAATGAAAAAGAATAAACACTCGTTAAAGATAAGTCGTAGCTGCTTTGGCGATACTACCCTTGATGGTTATCCTATAGCTACATATTCGAATGACGAATTGAAGATTCTAAAGAACCTGCTAGAAAAGGTTTTGGGTGAAGTAAATGAATATATAAAAGACTAGGCGTATGAAAGAGCTTAAAGATTTGGTTGCTGGTGATGCTGTAATAGTTGTAGGTATGTCTTGCAGACGTATCGCCAAAATTGATAAAGTAACAAAGACTCAAATTGTTGTTAATAACGCTAGATTTAGAAGAAATTCGGGCTGGCAATGCGGTGGCGATAGCTGGAATAGGAAAAGTATATCTGTTCCTACAGAAAAGGAAATATCAGATGCTAAAGAAGAGAATCTTCGCAAGATTCTCATCCACACTATCAGTTCTTTTGATTTTAACCGCTTATCAACAAATGAGTTAAAACAAGTGTACAATATTGTAAAAGGCAAAGAGAATGAGTGAATTAACTAAAGAAGTAACGGCTACGTGTGGAAAAACTATCCTTGTCGTAGGCTTATCTAATAAAGACGAAGTGATGTACGTCAAGTCAACGATAAGAGTGAAGCCGAAGAACAGAAAGCAAAAGAAGGAGTTCAAAAGCCAGTCTTATAGAATGAGAAAGGTTGCAAAAGGTGAGTATGAAGTAACAACATACTGCCCATTTAACGTCAAGTTGTTCTCAAAGATAATGAGTCTTCTTGAAAAGAATGAGAATGGCGAGTTTTGGTTTAACATTGATAAAAAGTAAAGCGTATGGATAAGTTATATATTCCAGGAGATTTGATCTCTGTATATGTAGGTGTAAAGAAATATATCGTTGAGGTAATTGGTACGGAAAACGAAAATGAAGTACTCTTATACCAAATCAAGTTCCCAAACGGAGAAATTCAATATGCTGATAAGGATAATATTGTTCCGATTCCTCTTACTTCTGAGATTCTAGAGAAGAATGGATGGGCGAAAGATAAAGAAGGTTACATAAACGATAGCTATCATCTACATCTATGTGGAAAGTATGATGAATATTCTGTTTACAAAGTTGTAAACGATAACGTAGTTTGGTTAACAGGCGTTAGAAATGTGTCAGATTTACAGCACCTTCTCTTCGGTCTAGGTATTAATCACGAAATGGAGGCGTAGGTATGAGTGTAGCAACACAAGTAAATCACCATTGCCCTTTCTACGGAAGAAAATGTTACCAATGCGGTTATTGGAATCCTAGGAAATGAATGTGAGATAATAACTCATAAAGACAGAAAGATTTAATGTTTAACAGCCTTCGGGCATAAATTTAAGAACATGATACAGAATATAATAAAAAAGGTGCTACGTAAGTGGCTAAAGAAGACAGTTTATAGTAAAGATTCACTAATAGCCAATAACGTAGCACGATTTGAGTGGGTTTACAATTCACCTCTTCATCAGTGGAGAGATAGAATCTGGGTTGTCAATCATTACCCTTTCAAACAAAAAGAAGGGTATGACAAATGTCTAAAAGAGTATCTTTACAAGTAGCTATTTTCTATCAAATCTTTTAAATCATCAAGTTTAACTTTGGTTGCAAAAGTTTCACCTGTTGAAAGTTTGATACAGCAAACATCGTCTTCTTCATAGAATTTAACGATGTGATCAGGATTGATAACACACATGTATGTGCAATCTTCTGACATTAATTTAATTAAATGCTTCATATCGTTTTTATTTTTAAAATTAAGCGGTACAAAGATAATAATATTTTTTGAGAAGCAAGCAAACAAAATGATATTTTTAAAATTAAGCACTTTATTTTATCATCGCTTGCTTCTCATTTAACCATCCCTTATGGGATATAAATATAAGTAATATGATTAAGAAGTACAGAAAGAAGCCTGTTATCATTGAGGCTATTCAGTGGACAGGCAAGAATTTGTCTGAGATTGACAATTTTATGGGTGGAACCGTTGGAAACAAAGGAACTATCCTTGTAATTAATACCTTAGAGGGAGATATGGAAGCATCTATTGGTGACTATATCATCAAAGGTGTAAACGGAGAGTTTTATCCTTGTAAGCCTAATATTTTCGCTAAGACTTACGAGGAAGTAACAGAGTAACTAACCACCCTCTCCTGTAAAAGGGAGAGGGTGAAAAGAAAAGAATATGGACTTAGTAATTACAATATTAGGTTGGATTGCATTAGGTGTTATATCTGCTTATCTGTTAGCAATAGTAGGTAAAATAATCTTTGATGCTGCAACCGCTGATTATAAGTTATACAAGCATGTAAGATTGTGTCGCAAAAGATTGCTAAGACAGCGATATGAAGATTACGCTTGGCTGTTACTACAGTTAGAGAAAGATACGGAAGTTTTCAGTCTTGCTCATGATACAAGAGATTGGACTTTTGAAGATTGGAGAGAATTTTATCTTAAAAAAGCAAAGGGGGATAAGCAATGAGCAAAGAATCCGTAATACAAAGCATGAAGGAAGATTTAGATTATCGTAATGCTTTCGGGAAATATATAAGTTCTTGCGAAGGCTATCTTTTAGCTATGCATGCACTAAGTGCACCTAGTGTAGCAGAAGAATATGCTAAATGGAAATTAATGGATTTGGGGATATTATGACAAGAGAAGAATTACAAAATGAACTTGGCGATGCTGTCTGTGAGTATTGCAATAAGAACATCATTTCAGAATATAACATTGGTATAGGCTGGCTTTATGAAGGGTGTTATTGTGAAGAGGCACAAGACGGCTACGCAGCTAAAAATAACATAGAGTTGGAGGATTGATTATGGACAGAAATCAAGCTAAAGAATTTTATCCTATTCTGCAAGCTTTTGCAGAAGGAAGGGTGATTGAGTGTAGGACAAAACCAAGTACCATAAAAGGTACAGATGTTCAGAATGATTGGACGGAAATGAAAGAGATTGAGTTCTGGAATAATACAGAGTATCGCATCAAGCCAAAGGTAAAGTTTCGACCTTTTGCCAACGCAAAAGAGTGCTGGAATCAAATTTGAGGAATGAGGTGCGAGAATTAAGGAAGTTGCTAACAAGAAAAGGTGACAAACCGCCTAATTAACACTCCGTAACACCATGTTAAAAGCAGTTTTTGCGTTTTTCTTGTCAAATTAGCTTCCTGTAATTTTCGGTAACATTAGTTAAGTTAACGAAACGGCAAATACTTCACATAAGCCTTTCTAAGCTGTTCTATTTTCTTCCCCATATCCTTATACCATTTTTCAGAAAAAGCCTTATATAGAGGAAAATAGGCTTTATTTAACACTCTAGCTATCAATAAGTTATATAAAGTTAAGCAAGAAAAATAATGAGGTTAAAATTTGGTCAAATGCTAAAAAATGACTATCTTTGCACCATCAAAAATAAATAATAACAATTTAAAGATAAGAGCAATGAAACAGACAATAAACGTATCAAGCAAAGCTGAGGTTGTAGCAGCAGTTACAAGTGATTTTGGTGGAGGTTATAACTATTTCGAAGGTGACATTCGTAAGGGTAATCTTAGAGCGCATGTAATTAACTGCTTCTATGGTAACAAGTTGAGAATCCAGATTACCTATTGGGAGGATGGAAAAAGTGTGGCAGTTGAAACCGCTTCAACATGTTCAACAGTAAAGGGAATTGTTAGTAAGGTTTCTAAATTCTTAGATATTAAGTAAATAAAAAGGTAATGACTGGTCCAACCAATCAGTCACAATAAGAGCAATGAAATGTTAGACAGAACAAACATTCACTTTAAGAAAGCTGTTAAAGCTGTACTGATAAAGGTTAACAGAATACATAACAATACCATATCAGTAAGTATTAACCAAAGATTCATCGACATCACTTTGTTGGATAAAAAATCTGGTATTTTTTATTCAGACATGATAAGTTCTTTTTTAAGCAAGGATGAAATCCTTCAGAGGTTAGATTACTTCAACAAAATGTATCACGCATGGGTGCAACTTCAAAAGAAAGGAGGTCACCATGAGTAAAGAGTACATTGGAACAGATTGCTATAATCGCAAGATGGAGCTTTACCATATCGGCAATGAAGTTTATTGCGACCACATCAAAAACGGAGTTGTCGTCAAGACAAACAGCATCACTGTAGATAACCGCATTCTAGGATTGTTTGGAAGTCCTCATACAAGCGGAGCATATATCTACGATGAGATAGCAAGAATGTATGGCAAGAAGTTATAATAACTGCATATAAAAAGTAAGAGCAATGAAGACAGACAACGTTTTAGAGCATTTCGCTGAAATGATGATTTCACGAATGCAAAAGATGAAGGCAGGAGATTGGAAGATGGGTTGGTTCACCATATCTTATGGTGGTAACCCAGTGAACCTTGGAGGGCGTGAATATAATGGGATGAACTCATTCTTCCTGTTCCTCTGCATGATGGACGAAGAAAGATTCAAATATCCTATCTTTGCTACCTTCAATCAGATAAAGGCATTAGGAGCTAGTGTGAACAAAGGAGAGAAAAGCTTCCCTGTTCTGTTTTGGTCCATTCAGTACAAAGACAAGAATGGAAACAAAATAACAGAAGACAGCTACAACGGAATGACTCGATCAGCCCAACTAGACTGCAAAGTACAGCCTTTCTTGAAGAGCTACAATATGTTCAACCTCAGTCAAACCAACCTCGAAGAGATAGCACCTAAGACGATGCAGAAGTTGAAGGAGAAGTTCAGTCTCAAAGATAAGAATGAGTTGCCGACAGACACGGCTGGTATGTACGTCAACGAGAAAATTGATGATATGCTTCTTTATCAGAAGTGGCTCTGCCCTATCCGCTACGACAAGTATTCAAGTGGAGCTTTTTACAGAGTTGGGGTAGATGATATTACAACACCTCTTAAAAGTCAGTTCAAGAAGGGCAATACAGAGCAGGAAATATTCGAGGATGGACAGGAGTACTACTCAACCCTTCTACATGAAATGGTTCACTCAACAGGTCACAAGTCTAGATTGAATAGAGGGTTTGAGAATGAGAAAGGAGAAAAGGACTATGCAAGAGAAGAGTTGGTTGCGGAGCTTGGAGCAGCTCTTATCGGAAATGTTCTAGGCTTTAGCAGTCGCATTTTAGATAATAACGCTGCTTACCTAGATGGTTGGATCAGCAAGCTTAAAAAGCAACCAAAGTTCATTGTTTCTGTTTTGACAGACGTAAACAAGGCAGCTAAAATGGTATTAGAAATCGTGAACAAAGAAAAGGCACAATTACTAATGCCTGCATAAGATATTTTATTGCTCTATCTAAGGCGGTATAAGCGGATTTGCTTGTATCGCCTTTATTCATTATCCTCAAAAACATAAAAAGCTCTATAAGCGAAAATAAATATGCAATTTCTTGGCTAAATCTATTTGTTGATTAAATATTTTTAGTATCTTTGCACCAAAAGTAGTAAAGATATGAACATCGAAGAAATACTCAAGAAAACTGATACTATCAGCCAAAAGATAGAAGAGCTACGCAGAAGGACTGTAATGGTCCCTTTGTGGAGTTATCTTTTGAGTTTATATGAGCCAGCAAGCCATAAGGTGATGACGGATACCATAAGCCTTCGTGATAAAGACAATGGTGAAAAATCATCCCGTATAGCGGTTGCCCTTGAAAAGCTGCTCACAAACAGAATAACAGAATTTACCTTCTCTATACCAGTTAAGAGAAAGTACAACACTCCAGAAAATGATATTCAGAGGGAAATCCAAAAGGCATTAGAAAAAATCTACGATTGTGCTCATATTGACAACATGAACTACAAACGTGGACTAGCCTATTTCGCAAGCTGTGAAATCTTCACCATCTGGTATTCTGTTAAGAAGCATAACTCTCTATATGGTTTTGAATCAAACTACAAGTTGAAGTGCAAAACCTTCTCCCCTATGGATGGAGTAAGACTGTACCCTATCATTGATGAGTATGATGATATGCAAGCTATGTCGTTTGAATATTATAAGACCGTTTCCGATAAAGAGACGGTAACATTCTTCGAAACCTTTACAGAAAACTATCATTTCATTTGGAAGAAAAGTAATCTTGGTGAAATGTGGGAGGAAGTAACTGCACAAGTTGATGAGGATGGGAACACTGAGAGTGGTGAGGAAATCATCATCCATAAGATTCCTGGAGCATACCTATCTCGACCTCACGCCATCTACGAGGGGCTTGATAATATCCGAAGTGAATTTGAGTATAATGTCAGTCGCAATAGCAACGTGATTGCATATAACGCTGCACCAATCGCAAAAGTCAAGGGTGGCATAGTCGGACAGGAGAAAAAGGGAGAAAGTTTGCGTATATGGAGAGTCGAGAATGATGGCGATATTTCATACGTATCATGGAACCAGTCGCAAGAAGCGGTTAGCGGTCAGAATAAAACCCTCCTCGGATTGTACTGGATGCTTTCTCAAATGCCAGATATTAGCTTTGAGAATATGAAATCTCTTGGTAATATCGGCTACGATGCAAGACAGACGTTGCTCACAGATGCACATCTGAAAGTTCGCATGGAATCGGGCGCTTTCAAGGAGTTCTTTGAAAGAGAGTTCAATGTAATCAAGGCATTCTTGAAGGTAATGAACCCAAAATGGGAAAAGGAGATAGATAACGTCACCTGCGACCACATCATCACTCCTTACATACCAAAGGATGAGAGCTACGACATCACCATCAGACAAAAGGCTAATGGTGGTAAGCCGGTAGAAAGTCAGCTTGAATCCATCATTAAGCTTGGGCAGTCGCAAGACCCTCAGCAGACAATGGAGGATATTCGACAGGATGAACTTAATGCGGCAGCAGTACAGCAGTCTGCTTTTGCTATGGGTGAACAAACAATATAAACGCAATAAACTGCACAAGTTATGAAGAAAAAAATCGCAATTTGGCTATTCAAGTTAGCTAGAAGACTCTACCCTATCAGTGTAACTGTCTTTGAACAGAAAGAAATCCTAGAGCCAAAGGTATGTGCCAAGGCTTATAGTATCGACAAGAATTACATTCGCCACTACAAGCGAGACCATCATGTCAAGTCCATGAGAGAAGCTTTGCATGAGATAACAAAGGAAACTCTCACACAGGCAAAGAAAGATGTACTCAATACTATCGAATCCAAGATCATGAAGCAGAGAGTATATCAGAAGGATGGCAATACGATTGTAGAGGTAAAGGTTAATTGCTATGTCTCCAAAGAAGAAGGTTAAGCCTATTCCAAAAGAACCTCAGTTCTGCAAATTATGTGCCCACGTTTCCAATCCACGTAATCTTAGTGTTACGGGAGAGCCAACGTTGGGCACTTGCCCTTATGAGAAGTTTGCTATCCTCTATCAAAGGGAATGTGTAAACGAACATTATAAGCCGAAATAAATGAGACCAAATATCCCCAATCAAAAGAAAGCATACGATGCTCTGAATAGACGCTTAGTTAACTACGTGGCACAAGTTCAGAGCATTTATGATAGAATCGCTAGCCAAGTTGCTACTGCTATAGATGGTGTCGATTATGATGGTTCTGCGGAGTTCTTGTTTGGGGACTATCCAGAACTGAAACAAACCATCAATGGCATCATGACCAGTTATGCTGCACAGATGAATAACCTCATCTATGCAGGTACCACAAATGAGTGGAAAGAAAGTAACATCATGCAGGACCTACTTGCAAGAAAGGTACTTCGTGCTTATGATTTTGAGAAGGGCGGAGATAAGTACAACAGGTATTTCCAACCTAATTCAGATGCTTTGAAGGCTTTTCAGAATAGGGTTGATAAGGGGTTGTCTGTTTCGCAGAAACTATGGTATCAGTCACAAGCCTTGAAAAAGGAGCTGGAGCATACCATATCAACTGCAATAGAAAAAGGGCAGTCTGCGGTTGTTCTCAGCAAGCGAATCAGTAAGTATCTGTTAGACTATCCTTCATTAAAGGCAGATTATACAGAAAAGTTCGGAAAAGCCGCTACATGCGCGAATTGCCAATACGCTTCTATACGTTTGGCAAGAACCGAGATAAACATGGCTTACCGAAAGGCAGAGCAGACACGTTGGCAACAATTTGACTTCATCTTGGGCTATGAGATTAAGTTGAGTAAACGCCATCCTGCACCAGACATCTGTGATGATTTGTTGGGAATATACCCAAAAGACTTTATCTTCCTAGGTTGGCATCCTAACTGCATGTGTTATGTTGTACCTATTGTGATGAGCGATGAAGAGTACTATGGTTCTCCTTCCATTCAGAAGTCAGCTATGATTTCTCGCACTCCAAAGAACTTTAATGACTGGGTACGCAATAACCGCAGCCGAATCGGGCAAGCTGAAACACTTCCATACTTTTTGAAGGATAACAGAAAGTATTGGCACCTGTCCGTTGAGGACGCGGCTGAGTACCGCCATGCTGACAGAGACGAAAAAGCCATAAAGCTTGCTTGGAAGAACAGAGACTTATTGAAATACAACATAGATGTAGATAATTCTGACATAGCAACATTAAGGCGAAATGCTAAAGCCTATGATGTTGATATATCAAGCTTTGAAAAATTCCTCACTACACATCAATTTAAAGAGAGTTTTGGAATGATGACTGATAGTGAACGTTCTGTTTTGTCAGATATGTTCGACAAGTATGATGACAAGGTTCGTCAAGCTGTAGAGTCTTTCGGCAGGACAAAGAAAAGTTATCTAGCTAAGTTCGATTATAGCTATGATTTCGGTGATTGGAGGGATGGAGTAACTAAGAAGTTTGCGAATATCACTCCTACACAATTCGAACCAGTGAGCAAGATTCAACCTAAGTTGAAGGCTACCTATGAAGAAGCTAGAAAGGAACTGCAAGACCTTCGCTCTATTCCGTTGAAACCTAAGAAGCTGATAGATGATTTCGATGATTGGGAATTGGAGACTGCATTAGACGACCAGGAAGCAGTTATGGCAGGAAAGAAGCTCATGCAAAATCTCTATGGACCAAACGTTGATAACGTCAATTCTTGGATAAGAGTTATGTCGGCTTACAAATCAGAAGGATGGGGCAAGGCTTATGAGGTTTTTCTTGACGAGTATCATAACGGATTGAAGGAGGTCATGGAAGCTTCTACCCATTTGAACGAATTGAGAACAGCAGATTTGAGTATCATTCCTACAAGATGGATTCCTCGCTTCAATGATTATATCAGGACCATAGAAACTGCAAGGATTGATGTCCGAGGTTATGAAAGGGTTTATCGTGAGATAGAGGGTGCGTACAACATCTACAAGCTGTCTTCGGATCAAGATTTGATTGCGTATGGCTTAGATAAGCTATCCTACAATACACCTCATACCATCGTGGAAGGCTTTAGAGGTATTGGATTGAGTCCGACCAAATGGCTCGGAAAGAAAGAGTTTTATGATAGCTTTGACAAGTTTGTTCCTTGTATCACCCTCAGCGGAGACAAAGCATACTTTTGGAGCAAATACAATCATGTGCGAATAGACTTCGATGGTCTGAAGGAAAGAATCTTAAATTCAGAATGGTATCGCAAGGGTCTCCAATATCACGAATACGGACACGCTAAAGCCGCATTACAAGGTAATTGGGAAGGAAATGCAGACTTCAAGAATCTTTATAAAAGGTTTTTTGCAGACTACAACAAACCCGAATATAGATACGTAGATGGAGAAGGTGTTTCGCAATGGAAAATCGCTGATAGACTATTTGAAGAGCTCAAACTCGTAAAAGACAAAACGTATGATGTAATGGAACAATTTGGCAAAATCTCTGATACTTTGCAAGCTATCGACAAAGACCACAACTGGATACAGGGAATGTTAGGACACGAAGTCGATTACTTCGCATCGAGTTCGCATAATTGTTTAGCTGAGATTATAGCCCATTTAAGCGAAAATTATAGGTCTAACAATAAATACTTCAAAAAGGTTTTGCCAAGGCTTTATAATGAAGCTATGGCTCTCTATGAGAAGTATTATAAACTAAACAAACCGACAAAAAGATAGGTGGTAGTCTATGGTTCTACCACCCATCTTGATTTTCTTTCGGTAGGACCTACGGCTGATTCATTGGTAATATAGGTCAGACCAAACTTTGTTTTAGTTTTCATTGCCTTGCGAATAGAGAGCATTATTTGTTCTCTCGTAAAGCCGCTAATAGGATAGTTTTGTAGAGCTAATTCTACTGCGCACATTTGAGCTACACCTGCATTTCCTTTGGTATAGTAGTTCACCACCTGTTCGTCTGTAAGCTCGTCCACGGACTTAACAGAACATTGTTCTAGATATTCTTGTATATTCATGCTGCAAAGATAGTAAAAGTTTCCCAAACTACAATACGTCAGATTAAAAAGTTAGCAAAAGTTAGCAAACAGACTATAAAGAAGTTTAAAAGTTAAACTATTGTAAGCACCTGAAAATAAGATGGTTAATATTTGGTCAATTCGCAAAAAATGACTATCTTTGCACTATCAAAAATAAAATAACAATTTAAAAGATAAGAGCAATGAAAGAGTTATTAGAAAACATAGGTAACTTTAATGGATGGAAAGGAAACATCTGTCTTTACTTCCCCAAAAAGAAGGTTAGAGAATTAAAGCGTTATGGAATAACAGAAGATATGGATATAAAACAAGCATATCTTAAAGTGAGTAATATTAAAAACATATAACTATTATAGAGCAATGAAACTGATTACGAAAGAAATTAAGAAGAGACTGGAAAAATATCCTCTCTACTCACAGGATGGTAAAAAGGAAGAAGCCATCTGTCAAGCAAAGTTCTTCCTTTGTGTTGGTGCATGGTCTTGCTTCATATTAGAAGCAGACCTAGAGAACAATATCGCCTACGGAATCACTATCAATGGAAGTGGTGAAGGCGAGTACGGTTACACAAGCCTAACCGAGTTGCAGGGACTAACAACGAAGTTAGGCTTAACAGTAGAGCGAGATACCTCATTCTCCCCTACTCCACTAAAGGATATTAATAACGAATATCTAAAGAAGTTTCTTAAGAAAATGTACGCTTGAAAATAATTTCTCACTTTTTTCAAGAAACTATTTGTTGATTAAATAATTTTATCTATCTTTGCAAAAAGTTACAAAAAATGAAGATTTATACATCATACTTCTCAAACGGAGCTAAGTTAGCAAAAGCTGGTATCATGATGATCGGCATTGCCCTCTACCCTCCGAAATGGTTTACAGGATTGTCAAACAAGTACGTGTCACCATCATGGGACATTCTTCACAACTCCAAATCTAAAGAAGATTACGTACAACGTTTCAATTCTGAGATATTGGCTCATCGGGACCCTAAAGCATTTCTCTCAGCAATAGAGAAAATGTCAAATGGAAAAGATGTAGCTCTATGTTGCTTCGAAAAGCCAAATGATTTTTGCCATCGCCACCTAGTGGCAAAATGGCTGAATGAAAAGTTGGGAGTGCAGGTCGAGGAATTCGGAATTTCCAAGAATCCTGTTTATTCGGAGCAAAGTTTGTTTTAGGCATTCCTCCTTTCAAAATACCCACAAGGGTTGACGGCTCGGAAAGACGAGCCTTTTTGCGTGTAGAGAATATTGTTATTATAAGCGGAGATAGCTCAGTTAGTAGAGCGCAGTGATACCATCACTGAGGTCGTTGGTGCGGTTCCAACTCTCCGCTCTTTTGCGGGTATAGCTCAGTCGGTCAGAGCGTCACATTCCCAATGTGAAGGTCGAAGGTTCGAGTCCCTCTAGCCGCTCTATTTTTGTAGAATTAAAATAAAAGAGCATGAAAATAGCAGTTATAGGAACGGGCAACGTAGGAGTAGCTTTTGCCGCAGACCTCTCTATTAAAGGTCATGAGGTTACACTCCTAAAGACATCTTCATACAAATCAGATGCCTTTGATAGACTTATCAAGAACGGCAAAAGGGTTTTTCTTAAAGAGAAATCAACTTATACAGAAACTGCAATCAAAGAGGTTTCTAAAGACCTCAGCAAGGTTGCAGAAGCAGAAGTTATATTTTGTACTATTCAGAGTAACTTCTATGATGGTCTAGTAGAACGTATACATCAATACCTTCACAAAGATCAGATTGTTGTCTGTATCTCTAGTTACGCATCCTCTTTCTATTTTGAGAAACATTGCAGAAAACTACCAATGTTAGTTGAAGCAACAGGTCCATATTTGGAAGGACGAGTAGAGTTGGATGATAAACCAAACGAAGTTGTTTTTCGTGTTGGCTATAGGCATGAAGTTATTCCTGTAGCATGCTTTTCTAATCATGATACCTGCATGGAGAAACTGCATAGAATTAGCAAAGGTTTTATAGGAAAATATTGCGTGCTTGAATCTGCATTACTCAATCCAAATATGGTGTTGCATACGGTAGGTTCAATTATGAGTATTCCGAGAATAGAATATTCAAAGGGAAATTTCTGTATGTATCGTGAAGCATACGCAAGAGGAAATGACTCCACTATCAATCTATTGATGAGACTTGACGAAGAAAAGATGAAAGTCTTAAAAAACTTGGGCTTTTTCAAAACAAGCGTATTTGAAGCAGGAGGTTTCAATATGTCAGCCCCAATAGAGAGTTTGCATCGTTACTCAGAATCTAGTGATAGAGCCATCAGCCCAACATCTGTTCACTCACGTTACATCACAGAAGACGTTTCCGAGGGATTGGTACTGATGGAAAGTATTGCCAACTATATAGGCTTAGAGCTTCCAGTTACATCATCCCTCATTACGCTTGCAAGTGTAGCTTTAGGAATAGACTTCCGTAAGACAGGAAGAACTATTCAGAGACTAGGAATTATTAACGAAATAGATATGCTTCATGAATGTAGATAGCGATATAAAAAACAGAACATTTGGTATTGAAATCGAAATGTGCAATCTTGAAAGGGCGAAGGTAACTTTGCCCGAAGGTTACTCCTGGAGCAAGGAAGAGAGCATTGATAATACCGATTGTTCAAGCAATAAGCAGTTTGGTGGAGAGGTGAATACCCCTCCACTACATCTTTGCTGCCTAAAAGAGCTGCATGACCTTCGTTCTGTATACGAATCGATGGTTGCTGCAGGTGGCAAGATTAAGTGGAGTATTGATACTCATGTTCACATATACGTAGGAGATTTGTCTGTAGATCAGTTAAAGAAAGTATATCTATTCTTTTATGTCTGCTATCCATATTTTAAGAGATATGCGAAAATCTCAGACTGGGATGAAAACATCTTCAATGCAAAGCCTATTCCTACAGAAAAATATTTCGAAGGAGTAAAAAATGCTCAGACGTTTGATGAATTACAAACCCTCTTCACAAATCAGTCTAAGAAAGGTTTCATACGCCATGCAGTGAATATTTCTGCATACTTCAAGACGAAGACGATAGAATTTAGAACGTTTCATGCAACTGATGATTTCTATCGTGCCATGAATTGTGTGTATTCCGCATATCGCATATTCTATTACGCTATAAGCCACGAATTGAAAGATTATCAATCTATAACATCTTACAAGCAATTTTGTGAGGTTACAGGGCTTAAATATGATACTCCAGATGAGTTATGCCCACTCCTATATCAAGGGAATCCATATAGCGCAATAGAAGCTTTTATGACTATGCCTTTGCCATACAATTCTGAAATGGTTTCAGCTCTATATGATGCTGTAAAAGCTAACGGACACAAGGAAATCTGCATAGTAAATGGCTTTATGTATTACTATGAGTTATTCTTCCTTGATAAGGTGGAAGTATCTATATATTGCCAAGACGCTTACTGCTATCTGCTCTATATGTTGGCAAATGGTAAAACATCACTAACATATAAGGATAAGCTTGCATGGTTGGAGGACTATAACAATCCTACACCATCAAGACAGCTTGCGCTAGCTCTTTATGCCGTGAAACTGCAAAAGTATTTCATGAGTGAATCGGCAAGAAATAGTGCCATCTTCGAAGCGTTGAAAATTAAGGCAAGGGAATCTATCGAGAAAACCGAGGAGGCAAATGAGCGATTGATGAGATTGCTCACTACATGTGATTTCCATGTTGGAACACTAGAAGAAGCCATCAAGAATAAGAAGGTAATCTTCTTTAATTACGGAAGAATAGAGAAGAATCAGAAGAGAGCATTCAAACTCATTTCTGAGAATAGTGACTTGAAATCAGATTTTTCTGTTGCAAGGAACGACTACTATAATCTTGTGGAAAGTATTCCGAGTGATAGTTATTTCTACTATTTCAGCAACAGCCCTTATCTGAGAAACCTGCATAAGATAGCTATGTGGAATAATTCAAGTGGGGAAAGACGGTCTGCAGGAAGGTTCCTCTATTGCAATAAGCCAACTGCACAAAATAATGCAAGCACCTCGTATTCTTCATACAGAATCGAAAGCAACGAGATTGTACCTCCCGATGATTTGGAGATTACAGACGCAAGCAAACTGATGATTGAACGAGTAGACCCACATTTACTTCATTGCTTGCAAAAGAAGTATATCAATAAGGTGGACCAATGTAGTCTCTGTAAATTATTTGCTTTTGTGGTGAAATACGACAAATATACCCTAGGTGGGTTTGGTTTTACGCTACCTCAACACAAGGGGTATGATTTGTTTCAGTTAACGGACTTCTGCACGAATAACGCAATCCCTCGATTGAGTAAACTCATACTGTACTGCATTCAGTCTGTAGGCGTTCAAAGATATGTGAGCAGAAGAATGCGCAAGCTTTGCGAGAATGTTATCTCCTGCGCTTATACCCATAAACCAGTGAGTATGAAATATCGTGGCGTGTACAAGAAAGTGAAGGAACACTGCACATCATCTTATCTTGCTTACGAAGGAATACTTGGCATATACCCTACGAATAAGGAAATCATTGAGAAATATCAAAAATCGTTGAAGAATGGAAAATGAAGATAGATGGAAATACGCAAAAGTTGATATAAACCTCATAGATGAGGTAGAAATCAATGCAAATGAAATGTCGGGTGAAGACTTCGCCCAACTAACAGACAACATTGCTAAGTCTGGATTGAGTAGTGTGCCTACCTGTATCAAGAAGGATAATGGTAGATACATCATGATCAGCGGTAATCATCGTTTGAGGGCATGCAAGAAACTGCACTATAAAATGCTAGGCATCTTATATGTAGAAGAGAGCGAGATTACAAATGATGAAGCTATTGCTATTGAATTATCTCACAACTCCCTTCATGGTGAAGCTAATGTTAGCATCTTGAAGAAGTTGTTTGCATCAATTCAATCTATCGACTTCAAGAAGTTTGCTCATGTGAACATTGACGAGATTAAGCCAATAAGCACGGAGGGTATAGATGTATATGCCATGCAGGAGAATTTCGTATTCACAATCATCCTTTACCCTAGCTCATTTGCTAGTCTGGAAACATTGTATGGGGACATTCGTGAACAAGCTCGCAAAAGTGATGCTCTCGTTTTAGCTTCCGATGAAGATAACGAGAAAACCCTGCTTAAAATCCAAAAAGAGATAGGTAAGGAGTTTGGCATAAAATCCCCAAGTATCTCATTTGCCAAATTGTTAGAGTTAGCGAGTGAACGTTTAATCGAAATAAAGGAAGGAGAAAAAGAAAATGATTTGGAGCATAACAAGTAAAGAAGAGATGGAGAACTATGGAATTTCTTCCGTCTTCAAATATTATAGAGAAGCCTTAGGAAAAGATAATGTCAAACTAGCTGTTGTAGATGAAAACGATAAGCTAGACTTCTTACAAAAGGAAGATGTGGCATTACTTAGAACCGCAAGTGAATCTCTCATCAAGACTATCCGAGCAAAAGGTGTAAAAACTACAGCAGAGGATTTCTCTAAATACGAATTGGTTAAGGATAAGGAAAAGGTCTTCCGTTTCCTTTGTAGTTGCGGTATTAGGGCACCGAAACAATATCAAAACTATTTATTATCATTACAAGAAGGTAAGACATATTTTGTTAAACCTAGATATGGAAGTGATAGTTTTGGTATATCGGAGAAAAGCATCTGTCGTACCCCAAAAGAGGTAATGGAACAGATGAAATACCTTAAAGAAGAGTTTGGAATGGAAAGTATTGTTGAGGAGTATATTGCTGGATCTGATTGCACGGTAACCTGCATTAATAACCAAAATAAGATACTTCTGTGTTCGATTTCTATTGATTGCGATGAAACCAATGGCATCCAAACACGAGATTGCAAAGTCGGTTTTAAGGAATGCTGTTCTGCAATGAATGATGACAGGTTAATGAATTTAGCAGGCACTATATTCCATTACTTAGGATTGAAATCTCACGCAAGAATTGATTTCCGTAAGGGGATAGATGGCAGATATTATCCTATAGATATCAATCTGCTTCCTGGACTTGGACCATTAGACCATCTTTCGAAATCACTTTTGTTGTGCAAGAATATGTCGTATATAGATGCTTTGAAAGCAGTCATAGCATCTGCAAGTTAGAAAGGTTGATTATGACAAAGGTAAGAAGAACAGAATTAAAAAAGATTGCCGCTGCTTACGAAAAGAAGGGCGGCAACATGGCTGCTACGGCAGTAGCTTTGGGAATAACACGCCAAGCCTTATATAACTGGCGAAAAGAGGATGAAAAATTAGCCAAGATGTTGGATGATATAGATGAAGGCATTCTTGACTTTACGGAAAGCAAGTTGGTTGAAAAAGTGAATGAAGGCAACCTAACTGCAATCATCTTTCTCCTGAAAACCAAGGGCAAGAAGCGTGGTTATGTTGAGCAAGTAGATAATAGATTAGTAGAAAATCCATTCGAGAAGCTAATGAAGGAGCTTCCCGATGATGATTAGAAAGGAAAGATAAATGGATAATGAACTGTATATACCAGACTGCTTGTTTCCTACAGACAATGAGTTGGAGATACCTTCACTACTGATGGACGTACAACCTCAATATGTGGAGATACCTACCTATTGTTTCGGGGAGCAGGCTAGAACCACGAATATGTGTGGCAATGGTATTCTTCATTTCTATACGGATGATTATAGGTTCAGAACAATCTATGAACATCCCGAAAAGATATTGAAGTACAACCCTGGCAGTATCATCGAGCCGAACTTTAGTCTATCGAATGACACTCCAATTGCATTCGGTTTGCAAGCCATCTACAAGAAACGTTTCTTGGCGAGAGCGATGCAGGAAAAAGGCATAGGCGTGTTTATTGACCTAAATGTGGCTCCAAAGTTCTATAAGCTGAACTTATTGGGAGTCCCTAAAGGTTACCAATCCTTTGCGACACGTGGCTGTACAGACCGTCTAAATGAGCTACAATTTGAATATCAGATAGATCAATACACTGCCAATGGCAAACCATTCAGATTCGTGGTATATGGTGGTGGTAACGTCATTGAGCAATGGTGCCATGAGAATAAGGCGGTGTACATCACTCCTATCATCATCATAAAGAATAAGTTGAAAGCTTTTGAGAAGATGAAAGACACCATCGGCTTTCTTGATTCTGAGGCAAAGGCTAAGTATGAGGAATTGAAGAAGACTTTGTACGATACGCAAGTAAAGGATTTTGGAAAATATCTTGAAAATCCTCAGATTCTGCTAGAGTCAAAGTTAAAATAAGATAAATATCTAAGTATTAAGAAGTTACAATTTTATCAAAAGCAAAAAAATGACTATCTTTGCACACAGATATTTAATGAATAAATAGTTTTAACACTAAAATAATAGCAATATGGGAAAAAGAAGCAATGGTACAAGAGGAACAAATAGTTCCAATAGTGCAAAGAGCAGAAAGACTGATGGGGGGGGGATTGATAAAAAGATAGACGCAATTTCATTTCCCTTATTTGGTAACACGAATACTATGGCTGTTAAAGTGAGTGATGTGTTTAAGCATAAATATCAAAAAAACGAAGCCGAAAAAGTTAGGGCAAGCGTAGAATCTACATCTTCGTTCGCCAAGCCCGTAGGAAAGTATGAATCTGCATCAGTTAGCAAGCTGCATCCAACGCAAGAATATATAGGAGCAAATAACCTTAAAAAGATAGCAACAATTAACTTTAAGGCAAATGACGTTCCTTATGGAGTAAAGCGAGATGGGAAGATTTATATAATTGATGGTCACCATCGAGTTGCAGCAGCCATACTTAAAGGAAATAATAAAATAAGAATATTAGTAAATTAGTTATGTCAGAACAGAAAGCAATAAACAAAATGATTGCATGGCGCAATGATTGGTGTCTCTTCGCCAAGGAAGTCTTAAAGGCTCGCCTTGACGAAGAGCAAAAGGCTATATTGCGTTCTGTTCAGAAGAACAAAATGACAACGGTAGCCAGTGGAACTGCAAGGGGTAAGGACTTCATCGCTGCCGTAGCCGCTTTATGTTTTCTATACCTCACTCCTCGCTTCGGCAAGGATGGCAGTTTGGAAAAGAATACCAAGATTGCCCTTACAGCACCGACAGGAAGACAGGTAACAAACATCATGATACCAGAAGTGTCACGTCTATACAAAAAGGCAGGCTTCCTGCCTGGTCGTTTGCTGTCAGATGGTATCAGAACTGATTATGAGGAATGGTATCTGACAGGCTTCAAATCTTCAGCCGACAACACAGAGGCTTGGTCGGGATTCCATGCTGTAAACACCATGTTCATCGTAACTGAAGCATCCGGTATCTCGGACACCATCTATAATGCAATCGAGGGTAACCTGCAAGGTAACTCTCGATTGCTATTGGTATTCAACCCAAACGTTACTACAGGGTATGCAGCCAACTCCATGAAGTCTCCCCGATTCAAGAAGTTTAGATTATCATCCCTCAACGCAGAGAACGTAGTAAGCAAGAAAAATATTATCCCTGGACAAGTTGACTATGAATGGGTAGCCGATAAGGTCTCAGCATGGGCACAGAAGATCAGAAAGTCTGAGTTTGATGAAGGTCGTGGTGATTTTGTGTGGGAAGGTGGATATTACACTCCAAATGACCTTTTTCGTGTTAAGGTTCTCGGTATGTTTCCGAAGGTGTCCGAAGATACCCTCATTCCATACGAATGGTGCGAGATTGCCCATAGAAGATGGAAGGAACTTAAAGATAGTGGCTTTATCACCCATAAGCCAATACGCTTAGGTGTCGATGTCGCAGGTATGGGTCGCGATAGGTCTTGCTATGTTCCACGACAAGGAAATTATGTTTCAGAAATCAAGTGTCATAATTCGGGTGGTCATGCGGACCACATGGCAGTCGCAGGTCAAGTCGCACACTACCTAAGTTTGAGTTCCAAGAATAAAGCCTTCATTGATACCATAGGAGAAGGTGCTGGAGTTTATTCAAGACTCATAGAGCAAAAGTATTTAACTGCATTCTCTTGCAAGTTCTCGGAAGGCGTGAGAAACAAGCATGATGTGACAGGCTGCTACTCTTTCGCTAACATGAGGGCTTATTTGTTTTGGTGCATACGTGACTGGCTCAACCCGAAGAATGGATTCTTTGCAGCACTCCCACCTGACGATGAGTTGGATCAAGAATTGTGCGAAGTGCATTGGCTGTTTCAGTCAGATGGTTCAATCATCATGGAACCAAAAGACGAAATCAAGAAGCGTCTGAAACGTTCTCCCGACAAGATGGATGCCCTTGCCAACACCTTCTATCCATACGACTTCGATAGAGACAATGATTTGCAATTGTTAAATAGTATAGTATAAATTTGCAAGATACAGAAAAGTTTTGTAACTTTGCAGCCGAAACGTTTCTTTTAACGTTTCATTGCTCTTAGTGCACTCCGACCGTGAGGTTAGAGTGCATTTTTTATTTAATATAAAGTAATTCAGAAAAAGACTATACACTTCAATATAAGCCTTTCTAAGCGGTTCATTTTTTATCTCCATATACTTATACCTTTTTTAAGAAATAGACTTACATACACAAAATTAATGGTTTAATATAAGTATCTAAGTATCAATAAGTTAAACTAAGTTAGCGAAAAGTACTTTATGCTCAAAACGTTTGGTCATTTGCAAAAAAATGATTACCTTTGCACCATCAAAATAAAAATAACAATTAAAAGATAAGAGCAATGAAAAAGGTTAAAGTTTACACAGTAGAAGCGTTAGAGAAGCGAATTACAAAGGCTTTGAAAAAGGTCAAGTTCGGCTACCAAGAAGGATGCTTGATTGAAGCCACAGATGCAGAGTTTAGTATCTACAACTTCAACACTGCACTTTGTAATTTACAGCAGAAAGGAGTCGTAGCATACAACGAGAATACAGAAAGCTATGAATTGGTTTAAAGTATAGGAGATACGAATATGATAACAATTGACCAACAGGTAAATTGCCTTGATTGTGTAAACGGAAAGGTTTATATATGCTCTAACTCAATGCAAGATGCCATAGATTGTAAATGTAACGGAAAACCAGATAGATATTCTGGTTGCCGTAAGTGGAAAAGTAGATTTTAATTATAGGAGATAAGAGCAATGAACGTTTACACAGAATCAGATAGATATACGGTATTACTTCACGCATTCGACACTTTTGAAGGTGCTTGTGAGTATATTACACAGATTATAAATGTAGGGGAGTGTAAGGTTCTCCCCCTCATAAAAGCATGGAATGGTGGCGTGGTTACAGCAAAATGGATGGCTAAGAAAACAGAGAAAGGAATTAAATTTGAATTGTTGGACAGCGATATGACAATGTTTAATAGGAGGAAATGAATATGACAGTATATGAATTATCGGAACTTCAGAAAGAAGAACTCAAAATCGAAATGTTGAAAGATAAGTTTGGGTACAAACTTTCATTCAGGGAGTTATCATTTGCTAATGAGCTCATCAGCGACCGAGAATTGTTCGAAAGATTCAAGGATCAGACTTTTACAGATAAAGACTTCATTGTATCACGCTAAATGGAATCGTATGGAAAGCAACTGCACAACAATAGAAGAGCTGAAATCCGTAACCACGCAGGTTGGCGGTGATGAATGGAAAGATTTCTTCTCCCTCATCAAAAAAGGCTCATATAGCCTTTATGGTTTCCATCAGTTTCTTGAAGAGAGACCAGACCTATGCTTATTAATTCAAGGTATAGGAGATTACCAAACTGCCATTAAAGCTACGTTAGACGAAATCGGATTGAATGATGGTGATATAAATGGACCAGGAGGAAATCATCTGAAACTGATTGTGGTGGATCAGATAGGATTCATAGTGTATGAAACGAAAGTTATGAACTTTTAAAAATAAGATAGAGCAATGGAAGAGAACGTTATCATTGCAATGGATGCCGAAAAGTCTAAAAAGATAAAAGGCATTCCTTCAAGTTGGGACAGGGAGGATATTCATTTCTACCTCATTACTGAATTGGGATTCAGTTTTGATGTTGTGTTCAATTATTCAAAAGACATAGAGGAGGTATCTTATGAAGGATAATGCAAGAACTATCAAGTACGATTCTATCACATCATACGCAAAGGAATATGGGGTAGAAAATCTAAGTAACGAGAACCTTATTGCTTCAATTATCGGTATAGACCCTATGCTGCAGGGTAATGAACCAATAAGAAAAATCTTTGATGGTAGTCATTCCCTCAGAAAGGCGAGCAAGAGAACACTGCAGGAGCTTACATCTATCAAAGGAATAGGTGAAAAGAAGGCTACCGCTATACTCGCTGCATTCGAACTTGGCAGAAGATTTATGAAAGAGAAGTCGCAAGAACTTACAGATTTGGGTAGTTCCCTCGACATCTACAACTATATTTTACCATACGTCAAGGATTTAGAAATAGAAGAATCTTATCTGTTCTGTATGGATAACAACTTCAAGTTAATCAAAATGGTTCGATTGTCACAAGGTGGAATATCAGAAACCACTATAGACGTAAGAATTGTGTGTAAAGAAGCTATCTCCTGCAATGCCGTAATAATAGCATTGGTTCACAATCATCCAAGTCCTAACTGCTTTCCATCAAAGTCTGACGATGAGATAACATATAAGGTACAGAAGGCTTGTGAAATAATGAGATTGTATTTTATGGACCACGTTATCATCAGTAGCAAATCCGATCAGTATTACTCTTACCACGACAAAGGGAGACTATAGGCTACAAGCCGATAAAACACCTCAAACCCATAATTACATACCAAAAGAATCTAACTTGAACACAGAAGATATTTTGCACGTTTAAGTGCATTTTTATTGCATCTTATCTTCCAAGGGAGGGCTGTGAAGTTCTCCCTTGTTTATTGAAATGAAAATAATTTCTCACTTTTTTGCAAAAACTATTTGTTGATTAAATAATATTTCGTATATTTGCACCCATAAAAGCGTGTGAAGATGCACGTGACAGAACTTTTCGTAACATTGCTCTTACACCGAGTTCTACGTTTGGTCTGCCTGCATTTCGCTCGCAGACCATTTTTTTTGTTAAATATAACTCAACAAGCAATGAACAAGTATTACAGAAAAGTTCTTGAAGCACTGAAAACCAATCGAGACATTAAGGCATTGGGGTTCAGTCGTAAGGAGTTAAAGGGTGTTGCCGCCAATGTTGCCAACAAACTTCAACTCAAAGATGATGCTACTGACGAAGAAGTTAGTGAAGGTATTAGTGACGCAATTGATGATGTCTTGCCGTTACTCCAGTTAACTCAGTCCGCAGCAGACCGCCAAGTCTCAGAGTACAAAAACGCTCATCCTGCACCCGATGATGACGATGATCCAGATGACGATCCAGATGATGATGACGATCCAGCACGTAGAAGTCCGTCACGGAAGGGCAAGAAGGGCAAGAAGGATAGCGATGATGATGACTCCGCTACCCTCAACGCAATCAAGGAACTTACTAAGGCTGTTGCTACACTCCAAGGTGATGTAACTGCATTGAAGTCGGGCAATACCACAAGCAGCCGTACCGCAAAGGTAAGGGAACTGCTGAAGGACACAGGTAAGTTCGGAGAGCGTCGGCTTAAATCTTTCTCTCACATGAAGTTTGAGAATGAAGAGGAGTTTGAGGACTACCTCGATGAGTTGAAGGAAGATATTGAGGAAGAGAACAAGGAAAGACTTGAAAAGGGTCTTGAAAAGCTTGGACGAATCCCTGCTCCCGATACCAAACCTCAGCCAAAGGATGAAGATAAGTTAATGTCTGATGATGAAGTCAAGGAGCTGGCTAAGATGTAATCATCTATTGTTTCACCAATAAATTATTAGATTATGGTAGCAGAAGACTACAAGCCAAAAACCAAAGGCTACGACATGGGTAAGGACGCTGTGGTTATCCGTCAGTATATCGGTGGTATCACAGGCGGTAGAGCACTCGACTACGCCAACTTCAATGATGAGGTTATTCAGGCAGGTCACATCATTGTCCGCAAGAAGGTTGATGATGTTTATGAGTATTCTCCACTTGAAACCGAAGATGGCAAGTACAAAGACAAGGCTAGCGAAGCAGAATTTGCTGGTGTTGTTGTACGCTCACGCATGAAGGGTGAAGCGGTTGCAATCATGGATAATGGTCGCGTGAATGATGTGGCAATGCCTTATCAGTTCAAGGACGAAACTCAGAGAACCGCCATCAAGACTGCTCTCCCAAGTCTTATTTTTGAGCATGACTAAGTTGTGCTCTAGTTTTTAACTTAAAAGATTGTTTATATGAACGAATCACTTTTTATTCAGTTTATCCGAGCTATCTTCCCTAAACTTAGCTTGTATGTTAAGGAGAAGGAGAATCCAAAGGAGCGCACCTACCTCTACAAGGAGATGCTTACCGATGTGTATTCTGCCGATCAGAAGTGGGAAGGTTCATCAGCTAAGACCACATACGTAGCTGCCGACATCGTTGAGATGGATTCAGACATTCCATTGAAGAAGCGTGGTCAAATCGCAACCTCTAATGGTAAGTTGCCAAAGATTGCGATGAAGAAGATTCTTTTCGAGTCTGATATCAACAACATCAACATCATGAAGGCTCAGTATGAGAACATTGTAGCGAGAGCCAATTCATTCCAGGCGCAAGGCTTGGTTGAGCAGGCTACATCAACACAACAGGCTGCTAAAACTGCAAAGGCTCGTATCATCAACAAGCTCATGAATGATGGTGTCGCTTGCTCTGTCGGTCTCGAAGAGCGTAACGAAATGAACTTCTTGGCAGGTCTCTCTAATGGTATTATTGCCGTTGAAGATGCAGACAATACGGGTAAGGCTATCCGTGTTGACTATGGATATTTTAAGGCAAACTGCTTCAAAACAGAAACCAATGGTGTTACAACCCGTGATGATTTCGAGAAAATCTTCGATAAGGCAAATGCCGATAACAATACCATCATACAGGTTATGCTCGCTAAGACGCAGATTAAGAAAATCCGCAAGGAGCAATGGGCAAAAGAGCTTGTTGCCGACTACGAGGGTAAGACTTATACCGAAAATACCAAGCTCAAGACGCCATCGGAGTCAGCTTTCTCGGAAGCATTCGAGGATGAGTTCGGTGCAGCCATCAAGGTTATCAACCGAACCGTGATTATCGAGAAGAACGGAAAGCCAAAATCAGTTAAGCCATGGAATGAGAATAACATCATCTTCATCTGTAACACCAACGTAGGCTCTTTCGTTTGGGGTACCCTTGCAGAGGACACCAACCGAGTACCGGGTGTTCAGTATTCCAACGTTGACAGCTACAAGCTTATCTCTAAGTACTCCAAGAATGAGCCATCTTTGCAGGAGGTTACCGCAGGACAGGCTATCTGCTTGCCAGTAATCGAGGACGTAGATCAGATTTATATGCTCTCTACCAAGTCTGAGGAGGTTGATACGGAAGCCGAGGCTACCGATACTACCGACCAGTATACGACTTACAAGGGTAAGAAGTATAAGAAGGCTGACCTCATCGCTGCATTGAAGGCTGCTGGAGCCAACGTAAAGGCTAACTCAACCGATGAGACTCTGATTAAGGCTCTCAACTCACTCAGCGATGAGGAGGAAGCCGAAGTTCTCTCTAAACTCACTCCAGAGGTTTAATTTGAATTGATATGAAGACAATAAAGCAAGCATTGATTGATGAAATCCACTACCCTATCCCTTTAGGATTCGTGGAGAATAAGATGATAGAACGTCAGCTTAATGGTGATGATGAATATACATTCGAGGTCGCTCAGTCCAAGGAATGGAAAGGTGCGCTTGCTGATTGTCTGTACTCTCTCATACAAGCTGTAAGCTTATCCGAGTCAGACAAGAGCATTGGAACACTATCTGACAAGGATAAGGAAAGGCTGCTAGTACGAATAAATGCTTTATACAAAACCATCGGTGAATCCCCTGCACTGGGTCAACCGATGGTTTATATAGGAGGTTAAGATATGGCTGTATTGGATTTCGCTGCTCATACCCTAGATTACCTACACGTAACTGATGGGTATGAAGACGATAACGGAGACTATGTTCAAGGCTCAGAAGAATGGGTGGAGAACTATTGTAAGTGTGATATTGTTCCTGCTGGCAAGGCAAACGTTATCACTATCCCCGATGGTTCTGCTAAGAACTATTCCTACACCATCTACAACCTTCCTAGAGCATGCCGCGATTTCGAGTACGGAGACAAAATTCGTGTAAAGCTTTTCGGAAACGAAGTGAAGGAATTTGTCGTACTCGGCTTTCATCGTTATCAACTGCAATGTAAAATATGGGTATAAAACTCTCAACCTCTCAGTCTGCGCTCGATAACTTTTTTCAATCCGCTATGGCGATAATAAAGCAAGAAATCCTCACTGCTTATGCCAAGCTAGGAGAAGAATGTAATGCAAGGATAAGAGACCGCTCGGCAGAGGAAAGTTGGATAGACCATACAGGAAACCTACGAAGCTCCATCGGTTATGCCATCTTTGACTACGGAAGGAAACAAGTAGAATCAGCCTTTGCTTCCATAGGCAATGGTTCTAATGGTTCACAAGAAGGAAGACAAATGGTAGCAGACCTAGCCAAGGAATACTCACAGGTTTACGCATTGGTAGTAGTCGCGGCTATGAACTATGCAGACTTTGTAGAAGCTAAAGAAAATAAAGATGTGCTTGCATCCACTGAGTTATGGGCTCGTTCTGTCGTCGATGGCAAACTAAAGCTCGCTGTGGATAAAGCCGTAAGTAGAATCAATCAGATAAAGCTATGAAATCGGATATTGACATCAAGGATGATGTGTACAACATTATCTCTTCTTCGAAATTAAAGACTGCTGTAACTGGTAGTCTTTGCAAGCGAGGAAGACCATTCTATGGAACAGGAGCAACTGGCAAGGAAGATATTTGCATCTCTGTGCTAGCAAATCAAACCTCGCAAATCCAAGAAGCCTTCGTGAATGTAAACATCTACGTTCAAGACCAAGCTATCACAAAGAAAGGCAATACCCGAAAGGAAGAGAACACGGCAAGGCTCCGTGAGTTATGTCAACTCTCCTTCTCTACCTTCGAAGCAGTTCATGGATCGGATTTCCGCTTATCTATGAGTGAACAGAGGGTAATAGCTTGCGAGGGCACAAGTGAGCACATCATTAATAACAAATTATTGTACCAAACTATAAACGATTAAGATTATGTCAGTAACAACATGGGGAAAACCATCCATCTATGTTCGTGACCTTAGTGCTGCAACCAACAACTGGAAGAAGCTTGACACTCCAAAGGAGGACACTACCCAGTTGAACCCTACCAAGGGCGATACAACAGAAGCTAAGGAGGAAGGTGGCGGTATTGTCGATTCCAAGACTACTAAGTCCACCTACGAACTCGTTTATCAAGAGTTCATCAAGAAGGGATTACCTCAGCCTTTCCCTACCATTGATGGACTTATCGAAGGAAACTACGCTATCGCTGTTCAGCCGGAAGATGCAGAGAACCCTGGCTGCTATATCGGCAAGTCAACCGTAAGCGTGGAGGAGTCATATTCTTCAGCGGATGGTGCTTTGATGCAGTACACCCACAAGGCTCTTGTGCCAGAGGGTGACGAAGTAGCAAAAACCACCAACAAGAAGGGTGAGACCGTATATTGTCAGTTCCGTTGGCGCATCATCACAGCCAAGAAGGCTAAGGGAAAGACAGACGAATACGTTCTTACATTCAAGCATCCTGCAGGTGCTACAGACACAGAAACGGAAGTAACCGTTCCGGCAAACGGACAGGTCGAAGGTGACGTTTAAGGCAATATGTTGATTTCTTCTCACCCTTCAGCCGATTGAGGGTTATCAGTCGGCAACCTACCCAAGTAGCTCAGTTGGTTAGAGCGAGACCAAAGTCCGTCACATAAAATCCAGTTGGTCTTTAAAAAGCTGGTTGAAAGACGCAGGTTCGAGTCCTGCCTTGGGTGCTAACAAATATTATTAGCTTATGAAGAATGACATCGAAATTGGCACAAAGATAGCCATGGTGCTTACAGATACACCACTAGGCATACAGGTAGGTAGAAGGCACATGTTCATCTACCCTCAGACTTTAGGCAAGATGTATTTGACAGCTCCACTGATTAAGCTGCTAGGCATCAAAGATGATAACTTAAAGCTGAATCCCCTCATTGAAGCACTCCGTGTAGTAGATGAAAATCGAAGTCTCTGCTGTAAGCTAATAGCCTACCACACTCTTCAGAAGAAATCCGATATGCTCAGTTCACGCATATTGAAGGCAAGGGAAAACATCATCTTCAAGTTCTGTGATAACGATGACATAGCAACCCTTCTCATCACCATACTCTCAGACAACAAGCTTCACGACATCATCACGGAATGTGGAATAGACAAGGAAGCGGAGCGTATGGAGAAGATAAACCAAGCCAAAGACTCCAGTAATCAGTATATCTTTGGTGGCAGAACCATTTGGGGCTCTCTCATTGACGCAGCTTGCGAGAGATATAAATGGACCCTTGACTATGTTCTGTGGGAAATCTCATACAACAACCTCACGCTTATGATGAAGGATAAGATAACTTCCATCTATCTATCCGATGAGGAAAGAAAGAAGGCTCACATTCCATCAGCAACAGAAAAGGTCTTCAGCGGAGATAACAAAGAGGACCTCATGGAGCTGATCAGACAGAGCGAAGAGAATCCAATTTAACCTCCAACACTAACAAGAATAAAGTAAAGAATAAAGGTTTGGGTGAGGAGGTGCACCTTTACGTAATTGACAGAATAAAAAAATGGCAGGTTTAAAGTTTGACATAACAGGAGATAATTCAGCTGTACTGAGAGCCTTTAAGGGGGTGCAGGATGGTGTGGCACAGACAGCAAGAGTGGTCGAGCAGCAGGGTCAGAGCATTGAGAATGTTTTCAATCGCATCAAGTCTGCTGCATCGGTGGCTTTTGCAGGATTTACGGCAAAGGAAATCATCAGCACACTGGGTACTGTCCGAGGAGAATTTCAGAAGTATGAGATTGCCTTTGAAACCATGCTCGGCAGTGGGCAGAAGGCAAAGGGAATGATTTCAGACCTCGCCGACCTTGCTGCTACTACACCTTTCGATATGAAGGGCGTGGTAAATGGCGCAAAGCAGTTGCTCGCATACGGATTTGCAGCCAACGAGATTACCGAAACCATGAGAAGGCTCGGTGATGTATCTGCAGGTTTAGGATTGAACCTTCAGGACCTCACTTGGCTTTATGGTACCACGATGGTGCAAGGTCGATTGTTCACAAGAGACTTAATGCAATTCACGGGGCGCGGCATTCCTTTGACAGAGGAGCTTGCCAAGCAGTTCGGAGTTACCAAGGATAAGGTTTCGGAATTGGTGACAGCAGGTAAGGTTGGTTTCCCCGAAGTCAAGAAGGCTATCGAAAGCCTTACCAATGAAGGCGGCAAGTTCGGTGGATTGATGGAAAAGCAATCTCACTCTATTACTGGTCAGGTAAGCAATATTAAAGATACTATCGAAATGGCTATCAATGACCTTGGCACTCAGACAGAAGGCTTGATGAATGATGCTTTGGATATCACATCTACGGTTATTGACCATTGGAAGGAGATAGGTGAGGTTATCCTTGCAGCCGCATCTGCCATCGGTCTTTATAAGGCAATGGCGGTAAGTGTAGCAGCCTTTGATACAGCTACAGCAAATGTAGGCTATGCGGCTGAGTTGTCAGCCCTTGACGCATTACTTCCAAAGAAGGAAGAAGTAAAGAAGACAGACCTTGAAGAAGCAGTAGCCAAAGGTCAGTTATCAGCAGCGCAGGCGGAATTGGTAGCATCCAAGCGTGAAGAGGTTGCGGCTTACGTTGCCGAATTGCAAACCAAGGCAAAGGTTATGCAAGACGAGGTTCACGTATTGGAGAATAAGCTTGCGCTACAAGATAACGAAGTGCGATCACTCCAAGATGCTTATGATGCCCTTGACGATTATGTATCAGCAGAAGTCAGAGATACGGCAGCAACAAACCTCAATACGGCAGCAAACGAAAGAAACAATATAGCAAACCAACTTAAAGCAGCAAGAGAGAAAGCTGCAACGGCTGCAACCAATGCCAATACCGCATCCCAAGGCTTGAATACCGCAGCGACAGCTCGCGATACCGCAACCAAAGGAATATGGGCACAGGTTACTCTCTTATGCGAGAAGGCACAGAGGGCATGGAATGCTTCTATGTTCTCAAGTCCTCTTTTTTTGATAGCTGCCACCATCGCAGCAGTAACCTATGCCGTGTATAAGCTTGCTACCGCCGAATCGGCACATGAAACGGCAGTAAGGAAATCCAATGAAGCATGGGATGAGTTTGACAACAAGGTCAAGGAACGTCAGCAGAATATCGAAAGCCTTATCAGAACAATTCAGTCTGAGACAGCTACAGAATACGAGAAGGCAGAAGCTTACCAAAAACTCTCCAACCTCGCACCTCAGTTAACGGAACAATATTCACAAGCTCAACTTGCATCTGCCGATTTTGCTAAGACGCAGAAGGAAGTTGCCGAGAGCATGGATGAGTTGAAGTACGATAAGGCAGTTGAGGAAGTTGAGAAGTATCGAAAGAAGGTTGAGGAGCTTCAAATGCAACTCAGAGCAGACGCAGCCAATGGTGGTCAAGGGGGCATCACTATCTCATCACAGATAAACCAAGCCAAAGAAGACCTTGACCAAGCAGAAGAAAAGCTTTCCAACATCATCCAACTTCGAGACCAAGCAGCCGAGAATGCAAAGCCTATCGAAGTCCGCTTGCAAGAAGCACAGGAGAACGAAAGTGTACGTCAAGAAATCTTTGACTTCTATGATGAAGCAATCAATCTGGCTAACGATTGGCAAGCTGCCAACGAAACCATCAACTACGCCACAGGCGAGAGTAGATTGGATGCGTTCATCAATAAGGCTCAGAAAGAGATAGCAGGTCTTCGAGAAGACATCAAGAAGAATCCTGCTGATCTGAATCTACGCATGCAGGAGTCTGAGAAAACAAAGGTTCTGAACAACCTTTTAGCGATGAAGAGGAATTGGGCGGTCACTGGCGCAACGACAATACCTTTGATTTTTAGGGCTCAATGGAACACCGCCAAACAATCCCTCAACCAAGCCAAAAAAAGAGCACAAGCGTTGGCTAACACTGGTTCTACGGAAACCTATCAGCAAGCTTACAACAAGGCGCAGCGTGAATACAACGCAGCCAAGAAGAAGGTTGCTGCTATGGAGAGAAATAAGAGCAAATACACCGCCACTCAGTACGAAACCGCCACCCAAAACTTGAAAGCAGCCAAGGATGCCTACTCTAAGCTAGGTGGTGATGTAAGTGGGAAGGTAGCGAAGGCAGCAGCAACGGCACGTAAGACTCGCATCAAGGAAGGAAACAAAGCTATCAAAGTCCAGGAGGAGTTGAACAACCGCTTGAAGGCTTTGCAGCAGAAAAATATCGACACCGATATATCTCAGATGCAGGAAGGCACGGAGAAGAAGCTTGCTCAAATCAAGAACGACTATGCCAAGCGCAAAGCCGAGATTGATAAGCAGGAAGCAGAGTTCATCAAGAAAAACAAGGAAGCTGGCAAGAAAGTAACCCTTACCTCTGCTCAGTCCGATGCCCTCAATAAAGCTAGAGACCTCGCTACCCAAGAGTACAACAAGAAGCTTGATGAGGTCAACAGGGAAGCCCTCTCCTCTATGCGTGACTACTTGAAGGAGTATGGTTCTCTCTATCAGCAGAAGCAAGCCATTGCCGAGGAGTACGAAGAGAAGATTGCCAAGGCTCAGACACAGGGTGAAAAGCTCTCTCTTCAGCAGCAGAGAAAGAAGGACCTCCAAACCATCGAGATAAACGCTATCAGACAGAACATCGATTGGGGAAGTATCTTCGGAGACTTCGGAGCTATGTTCAAGGATCAACTGGAACCAACAATAAAGAAGTTGCAGGAGCTGTCCAAGAGCACAACCGATGTTAACGAACAGAAGACCATACAGGAACTTATCTCCAAGCTACAAGGCTCTGCCACCGTATGGGATAGTGACATCTTCAAGAAGGTTTCGGACGACATCAACGCCTATCAGTCAGCCATGCAGGGCTATATTGATGCACAGGAGCGTGAGGCAGAAGCCACGAAAGCCGTTACCAAGGCGCAGGAAGACCTCACTAAGGCTAAGAAGGGCGGTAACAAGGATAGCATCAGTAAGGCTGAAAGCAACCTCTCTAGAGCGCAGGGCGTACTCGCTACCGCATCTAACAACGTTTTGGAGTTCGGTTCCTCTGTTCAGAAGGCATCATCAGACTTGCAGACATCTGCACAGAAGGCAGTTTCTCAGTTCCAGCAGCTTGAAAATGGTTTGCAGGGTCTAACGTCGGGGTCACTCAAAGGCATAGGAAACTCTATTCTAGGGCTTGACAAGCTTTTCGGGGGTACTATGCAGAGGGACGTTGCTAACACGCTTGCAAAGGGCATCCAAGGGTTGCTCGGTAAAGACAGCAACGCAGCCAAGGTTCTGACGGAAGCTTTAGGGGATAGCGGTATGGCAGGTGAAATAATCTCCGCAATACTCGGCATCCTCGATATACTGAAAGATGGCTTCGGAACACTCATCAGTAACCTCATGGACACGGTCTTTGGCGCAGTAACGGGCATCCTCGATGATGCTTTATCGGGTGACATCGTTATGAAGCCATTGAAGAGTATCGGAAACAACGTTTCTCATATCCTCAACACGCTTTCATTCGGTGGTTTCAATAGTCTGTTCGGTGGAGATGGAAATGCAAAGAAGGTCAATGATACAATCGAAAGACTGACGGACAGAAACACCCTCTTGCAGCAATCCATCGAGGATTTGACTGATGCAATGGAGAACTCCTATGGCTCAAAGGCAACCTCGTACTACGACCAAGCCTACAAGAATCAGCAGGAGACGAATCAGAATTACCTCGACATCGCCAAAGCGCAGGCAAGCTATCACGGTTCTCACGGCTCATGGAATCACTATTGGAGCGGCTTTGGTAGTGACGAGATGGATTGGATCAAGAAGAACATCAAGTCAGACTTCAATGGTGACCTCTTCTCCCTCAGTCCAGATGAAATGAAGCTCCTCCGTGGTAACGTTGCTATTTGGGAGCACATCGAGAACACTGGCAAGGGTAACTATGGTGGGCGTCTGACGGAGAAGCTGAATGACTACATAGACCAAGCGGGCAAACTGGATGAATTATCCGACAAGCTGAAAGAAAGTCTTACGCAGATTTCTTTTGACAGCATGAAGGATAGCTTTATATCAGACCTTATGGATATGAGCAAGTCAGCGCAGGACTTCGCAGACGATTTCGCTGAAATGATGCAGAAGGCTCTTCTCTCCTACTCCATGGAAGACCTCATCAATGGCGACTTGAAGAAGCTCTATGATGATTGGGCACAGGCTATCAAGGACAACGATGGCAAGCTTACCGAAACAGACATAGAAGCATTCAACAAGCGTTACGATGATATAGTCCAGGAAGGTTTGAAAAGGCGTGATGATTGGGCAAAGGTGACTGGCTACACTGGTTCTTCATCCTCATCACAGACTGCAACAAGCGGAGGATGGGCATCTATGGGGCAAGATACGGCTGACGAGCTGAATGGTCGCTTCACTGCCCTACAGATTGCAGGAGAGTCAATCGCTCAGAATATGACCACGACAATCTCCCAGATGGAGAGCATCGTTACACTCGGAATCTCAACCAATGGCGCGGTATTGGAGATAAGAAACATGATGATTATGACAAACAGCTATCTCGAAGACATCGTGAAGTATTCAAAACTCACCTACAATGACTTCGGAACCAAGCTGGATGATATGAACAGAAGATTAAAGGATATTTGACCTCTATAGGCTTTTCGCTAGTCAACCCTTACAACTATACTCAACAATAGCAAAAGCGGCTCACAGCGAAGCCTATGAGGTTATTTAATGATTAAATAGTTATGCTTAAAGGACAACTTTACATAAATGGCATGGATGCCTACCTTACGTGGGGCATCTTCCTAGACGAAACCGCCCTCAGCACGCTCATGACCCCTGCACCAAACAAGGAGTTCATCAGCAACAAGTATCGCTCAAAGGACGGAAAGTCGGTTATCAAGCACAATCCTAGGTTGGACGAGAGGGAGATAACACTGCCATTCAATATGACCGCAAAGGACTCAGATACGTTCATGACGAACTATGCTAAGTTCTGCGAGGAGGTACTTGCCAAGGGAGAGTTGGTTATCCGCACACGATTCCAGCCTAATGTGTGGTATCGGTGCATCTATCTCTCCTGCACCCAATTCAGTCAATTCATTCGGGAAATGGCAAAGTTCAGCTTAAAGCTCAATGAGCCTGACCCTAGTGACAGAGGTAAAACAAGTAAATATACAAGCTTATGATTCAGATAAAAAGAGACAACAAGGTATTCTTTACACTAGAGGACTTCGGAGAAGGTTCTAAGCTGTCATATCAGCTTATGGACCATCACTACATCGTCTTGAAGTTCACTACGGCTACACCTGTCTATTTCGAGATTGGTGATTCTGTAGAGATACCCGACTTCGGCTATTTCGAGCTGACATCTGCATACTTCCCTAAGCATAATGATAGTGATGGCTACGACTACGAAATGCAGATGGATGCCTACTATATGTCTTGGAAAAATAAGCTTTGCAAGTATCGCCCTCAGCACGGAGCCAACGAGACCTCCTTCAGCCTTACCACAACGGTAGGTGTACACATGAACGTTATACTCGGCAACCTAAAGGCGCTAGGTCTTACGTACAATGGCAAGGATTTCTCTGTTGACTACACTACGTACAACAACAAGGCTTTCGATGTTCAGAAGAGATTCTTGATCGAGTACGGCTCCATCAGCATACTTGATGCTCTAAACTCCATCTGTTCCGAAGACGCACTCAACTGCGAGTGGTGGATAGATGGCTCTATCATATACCTTGGATATTGCGAAATGGAAGGGCAGACAACATTTGAACAGAATGTTAATGTCCTGTCTATGTCCTATTCGGAATCTAAGTCAACTTATATCACAAGACTGTACGCATTCGGCTCAGACAGAAATATTCCGAAAGGATATTTCACTGGTGCCGATGCGGACGTCACCACCGATGGTGTTGCTACTGATTACCTCATGCTTCCAAACAAGGAAGTGGATAGTGATGGTTTCTACGCCAAGGATGGCTACCTAGAGAACGTGAATGTCGTGAAGAATGACAAGCAGGCTATCGAAGGTGTCGTTATGTTCGATGAAGAATATCCGAAGGTGGAAAGTGTAGTCAGCAGTATCAAGACCTATGATAGCACCGTTGATAACGAAGAAGGAACGAAGACTACTCAGACCTTTTGGCAGGTTACTTCTACAGACTCTTTCACTAATAGCTTCAAGGAGAGTTGGATAAAGAGTAACCTCACTCTAGGCATCAAGTTCACTAGCGGCGCTCTCATGGGTATGGAGTTCGATGTCAGCTTCAAGGTTATCGACAAGGTTAACTACTTCGAGATTGTGGCAAATGACACCTACGGAAGAACTCTTCCCGATGGCGTTATGTGCCCAAAGGTTGGTGATAAGTACTTTCTGTTCAACTGGGATGCTACCAAGATTACAGATACAGACCTCATCCCTAACGCTCAGTTATCTCTGTTCGATAGGTCGAAGCAGTACTATCAGAAGACCATGATCAGCAACTCGAACTTCACCTGCACGATGGATGGTGAAAAGTTCTACAATGACGGGACATACGATTATCATCCTCTCGGTGAGCAGGTAAAGCTGATTAATGATATGTTTTCGCAGGTGGACGCGGATGGCAAGCACTACCGAAACTCTCGTATCATCGGCATGGAGATACCTTTGGATATCCCTTACGACCACCCTCAGTACATCGTAGGCGAAAAGGCTGCTACAAGCCGATTGGGGAAGCTGGAAGATAAGGTTGACTCCATCACGGTAAACGGAACGCAGATAGGTGGCACAGGAAGCGGTAATAGTGGAGGTGTTTATGTAATCGGTCTGAATGATTATACTCCTGCATCCGACAGCAACGTTTATTCTGCTAGACGTTCTAGAATGGAGTTTATGAACAGACTCACCGATGACACCGCCAAGGGCACAATCACTTGGGAGAAGATTCAGAAGCTTTTAAGTGGATTGCTTGTCGGTAACCCCAACAATGAGAACGGAGGCTCGTGGACTCCAGATGCAGAAGGTCGTTCGCACCTCATCACCGATTACCTGGAGGTGAGAATGAAGGCTATCTTCGAGGAACTGGTTATCAAGAAAACGTCCACCATCGGTGGTAAGGAGATTATTTCTCCTGCGGGAGGTGTAGTGGCTCATAAGGTAGAAACCGTTACCGTAACTTATAATGAGGTTTCGCAGAAGGCATACCGATGCTATTTCCTCGCAGAGCAGGATGGTGATGAGGTAGATAACGACTTCGCTATTGGCGACCAAGTGCGTTCTGAGTCATTCAACGTTCGCAAGGGCACTTATCACAAGGTGGGCAATCACTTCTATTGGCGATTGGTTATTGGACGTAACGAAGACCCAGTGGAGTTGGAAGGAAAGAAGTATCACTACATCGACCTCTCCGATACCGATTGCGCTACAGCAAGCGATGTTCCTGCTAAAGGTGATGTGTTGTCGCAGTGCGGTAATAGAACCGATGTAGAACGTCAGAACTGCCTTATCTTCTCGGCGGTAGATACCTATTCGCCATCCATCAGCCTCTACCACGGCATAAATAGCTACTCCTTTGCCAATAGGGAGTATGTGCAATATGGCGTAAACAAGCAGACCAATAAGGCTTTCTTTAACGTCTATGGTGATATGTATGTAGGCGACCGACCTACTAAGGAGAATGGCTATGAGGGTAGTAGCTACATCAAGTATGACAGCGCAGCCAAGCAGGTATCTGTTAAAGGCAAAATCTCAGCCAAATCAACCGTGGATGGCAAGGAATTGTCTCAGTATATCAAGGAGAACTCAGCAAAGGGCTTGACCGAGGAGCAGGTAAACAATCTCATCAAGAACTCGCAGGTCATTGCCGACTTGCAGAATCAGGTGGATGGGGCTATCGAGACATGGTTCTACGAGGGAGTTCCAACACTGACTAATGCCCCTGCAAGCAGTTGGACTAGCGATAAGGATAAAGATACCCATCTTGGCGACCTTTACTACGACAACAAGACGGGCAAGGCATACCGCTTTGCCAAGGATGGCAACACCTATAAGTGGACTATCATTGCAGATACCGACATCGCCAAAGCCCTTTCCGATGCAAGCAAGGCACAGGAGACCGCAGACGGCAAGATGAAGGTGTTCAGTGCCCAGCCTATTCCGCCTTATCAGTTGGGCGACATTTGGGTAAACGCTACCTATCCTACAGATGGAAGAATCTACAAGAATGAAATCCTGCGCTGCCAGACTGCCAAGGCAAAAGGTTCGTCATTTGCCATCGCTGACTGGACTAAGGCTTCCAAGTACACCGATGATTCAGCCCTCAATACCTTCAAGGAAGAGTACAAGAACGATATGGCTAGCTACAAGGAGCAGCTTGATGAAAAAGTGGAGACTTGGTTCTATAACTATGCTCCTACTACTCAGAATAAGCCTGCTTTCGATTGGACTACCGATACATTGAAGTCGCAGCACGCAGGAGACCTGTTCTACAATACGTCAAATGGGTACACATACCGATGGACGGGTACGGCATGGGAGAGAATCAAGGATAACGACATCAACACTGCTATGACCGCAGCGAGTAAGGCGCAGGACACGGCAGATGGAAAGCGTACCGTTTTCACCTCTCAGCCTACTGTTCCTTATGACGAGGGAGACCTGTGGGCTAGCGGTGGAGACGATGGCAAGACTTTGATGGTGTGCATAAAGAGTAGAACTACTGGCAGCTTTACATCATCGGAATGGGTGAAGGCAAACGATTCTGACCTCAACGCATTCGCCAAGACCATAGAGGAGAGCTTGACGGGAATACAAGACCAGCTCGACAAGAAGGCTGAGACTTGGTATCAGTCAACCGACCCGAGCACATCCTGGACTACCGATGATGCCAAGAAGAAGCACAAGGGCGACTTGTGGTATAACACAAGCAACAACCAGACTTTCTTCTGGAATGGTACGAAATGGGATAAGCAGGACGTACCTACCGAGGTTTTCGACAAGATAGATGGCAAATCCAGTATCTATGTAAGCAAACCTGCATCCTATGAGGAGCGTGATCTTTGGATTTTGGAGGCAGCATATACTCTCGGTGGTGTGGCATACTCTAAGGGCGAGCTTGTCGTGGCAACCAAGACCAATGCTTCATTTAGTGCAGCCGATTGGACAAAGAAGGTTAAGTACACAGATGATACTGTTGCAAACGCAGCAAAGGCAGCGGCGGAGAAAGCGCAGAAGGCGGCAGAGACTGCACAGACGAACGTTACGAATCTCGGCAAGACCGTTACCAGCAACAAGATGGCATTCGATAGTTATGTTACCGATGGCTACCTAGAGCCTTCTGAGATTGCGGCTATGGCACAGGATTCCAAGCGACTTGAAGATGCTTTTGCAGCTGCCGAGAAGTCGTACAATGAAGTGAAGGGAGCAGAGGTATTGAAGAGCACCAAGGAACTCACCAACCTCAACACCGCTTTCGCTACCCTCACTACTGCCAAGACGGAACTCGTTACGTATCTGTCAGACATATCAAGCAGATACAATGCGGCTGATACTAACGGCAAGGCTACTATCGTATCTGCCGTGGGAACGAAGTTTACTAACTTCCAAAGCGCATATTCGGCATTTTACGATAAGTTGGGTTTGGCAAACGCCTATATCACTAGCAAGATATATGGCGACTTGAAGCAGAATATTACCGACCTTGCAGGCTACAAGTATATCAAGGACGCACTCGGTCAGACAACAGATATTGATGGCGGTCTTGTAATGACAACACTCCTTGCTTTGAGAGACGCAGACGGAAACGTTCAGAGTGGTATCAACGGAGCGATAGACACGAACAGAGGAAAGAAGAGCATCGCAACTTGGTGGGGTGGTCAGATGGTGGATAAGGACTACAATAGCGGAAGCCTTACTCCTGCTACTTCCCTCGTTCGCTTTGACGGTTCGGGCTATCTCGCAAATGGTGCAATCTGGTGGGACGTGGTCGGAAAGGTTCACGCTGACCCTACATCATTTATCATCAGCGAGAAGAATCTTGGCGCATACCTTGCATTCTTTGATCCTACATGGAAGAGCGGTAGCAATGGCACTAACATAAAAGACCTTGTGTCTTTGACTCCGCAAGCTCCTTTTACGACACTCAGCGTAAGCAATGATTTGTTGGTAGAGGGAAAGCTTAAATTAGGTAGTATTACCCTCAGTGTGGTAAATGGTGCTTTGAAGATTGACGGCAATGTGTATTCCACAGGTGGAATGAGCGCATACGGCGATGGTACTAACAATGGTGGTGGCGGTGGCTTGGTCGCAAGCGTGAAGAGCTACACAGACATCATCAAAGGCACGTATACAGACAATGACTTGGCAAGCATTCCTAACGCTTATGCCATCAAGGCTCTCAGCAATCGAATCGACAACATCAGTTCTGAACTTGGTGATCTTAGCTTGGATTGGGCAAACATCAGCGGAAAGCCTTCTACTTTCACTCCTAGCGCACACACGCACAAGTGGGTGGATATTACAGACCGTATCACCAAGGTTTCTCAACTTACGAATGATAGCGGCTACACCACAAACAAGGGAACGGTAACATCGGTTAAGCTAACTTTGCCAACTGGATTGTCTCTTGGTACGACAAAGGAAATCACAACAAGTGGAACTTTCGCCATAAGCTTGACTTCGGGTTATTCCATCCCTACGACATCAAAGCAAGGGCAATGGGATTCTGCTTACAATTGGTACAAGCTAATGACTACCGATGAGGAAACTGCTGATGGTGTTATCAACAAGTGGAATGAGGTTGTGGATTTCCTTGCTGGCATTGCGCAGACAGATTCATTGGATAGCATACTTAGTGGTATCAACAAGTCTATCACGGACGAAACTAACAGGGCAAAGAAGGCGGAGGGTGCAAATGCTACAAACATTGCCACAAACAAGGCGAACATAACAACCTTGCAAGGCTACTTCACGAATGGCTCGGCGAAGTCCGCCATCAAGCTGACCAACGCACGTAAACTTTGGGGTAACAGCTTTGACGGAACAGCCGACATAAGCGGTAGCATCGTTGTGCCTAGTGGAAAGTACATCACTATTGGCAACATAAAGTTGGAGTATGATGCAACTAACAAAGCGTTGAAGATTACGAACACTACGACTAACGAGGTGGCAAACCTCTACACTAGTGGTGGCATTTCTGCCTATGGTGTGGGAACATCATCATCAAGTGGTGGTGGTCTCAACGGCTCTGTAAAGGCGTATGCCGATTCCATCAAGCTCACAAGCGAGAACCTTAGCGAGATTGCAAGTGCCTATTCCATCGCCGTGCTTAACAACTCGTTGAACGCTGCCATTGGTAGAATCTCCACCTTGGAGGGTGGTAGCGCAACAAGCATTGAAACCACAGGCTCAGGCAATGCCGTAACTAGCGTGTCGAAGAGTGGAACAAAGATAACCTTCACAAAAGGCTCTACATTCTCGCTCAATGGGCATACACATACTTTTGCAAGTTTGATCTCTAAGCCTACAAGTCTCAGTGGATATGGTATCACGGACGGTGTGAACGCCGTTAGCGTAACAGGCTCGGGCAATGCGGTTACGTCTGTTACCAAGAATGGTACTACTATCAATGTAGTTAAAGGCGCAACATTCCTTACTAGTCACCAAAGCCTTAGTGCTTACTTGAAGTCTGCGGATGCTGCCAATACCTACCTCAAACTTAGCGGTGGAGCTATGACTGGCAATATCAGATACAAGGGTTCACAAAACACCTTTGATATGATAACGTTTGTGGACAACAATGTCGATGCGTATGGCAATGGTATAAGTATCGGTGGTGGCGGACTTACTATTATTGGCGGAGGAGAATCAGCAACTGAGGTGTTAAAACAATATACGTCTGGCGGCGATGAGCATATGATTGTTGCCAATGACGTTACGATAGATTTCTTCTCAAATTTACAAGATGGGTGGAACTCACGCAAAGCTGGCTCTTTTGATACATCTGGATATTGGAAAGGAGCTGGATTCAAGAAGGATAATTCGAGCGACAGTTATGTACTGCTTGGCGGTGGTGGACACAAGGCTATATCTAGCTTGTCTGTTAACTATGCGAATAATGCAGGAAGTGCCAACTCTGTGGCTTGGAGTAATGTTAGTGGAAGACCGACGAAAGTCAGTCAGTTCACCAACGACAGCGGCTACATCACCTCATCGGCGAGCATCACTGGCAATGCTGCCACTGCTACGAAGTTGGCAACGGCACGAAACATTGCTTTGGGACATGATTTTCGAGGATCGGCGAACTTCGATGGAACAGGAAACATCACCATTAATGGACATATCAATGCGGCTATTATCACTCTCGGCTCGACAAACCCTAGTCCTTTCAAGAGGATTGCGCACGTTCAAGTTCCGGGTAGTTGGAACGATAATGCACTGTTGTTGTATCTCAGCCAAGGTTACCATGGTGGCTCTTTCGGAATATGTAGGGTGGAGTTCAGAACAAATAATGTAAGTGAAGCTGGCGCTGCTGCTGCATCTGTAAAATGGTTGTTTCGCTATGGCTATGAGACGGATTACGTACAGGTAGGATTTTACTCAGCAAAGAATAACAGCTACATGGATGTGTTCGTAAAGACCACTGGCAGTTATCAAGGAACGGTTATAAGATGTTTGCAAGATTCAAGAGGTGACATAAACTCAAACGTCTCTTTGTTGAAGGCAACAGCAACAACGGAGGCATATACTTCCATAGAGGCGGCGGCAACGGCACTATACAAACTTGCATACACAGCCATTGTTAAAGGTTCAGATGCTGGAGCGGTGAACTATGCTAACAGTGCTGGTAACGCTGGCACCTTGAACGGCATCCACGCCAACGGATTGTTCACCAACCTGTCCAACAACGGCAACAACTTGTCCATAACCATTGGCGGTACAAACAAGACGTTGACGGTGGGCTATGCTACGAAGGCGGCGCAACTCAACACCGCTCGCTCCTTGTGGGGACAGAGCTTCGATGGAACAGGGAACGTGAACGGTACGCTCACCGTTACCAACTCGTCAGAAGCGGAATCCATCATCAGGTGCTCGAACACCAACGGGCAGATAGACTTGCTGACAAGTTTCAACAGAGGTGTCTATGACCGCACAAAGACAAGGTGGCTGATTGCCACGAATGGAGCGAACTCATGGCTTGATTGCGGAAACGTGGGAATCGGTACTAACGCACCTGCATACAAACTGGACGTGAGCGGCGATGCGAGGGCAACCAACTTCCGTGGTGCTCTTGTGGGCAACGCTGCTACTGCTACGAAGCTACAGACGGCACGCAAGCTTTGGGGTAATTCGTTTAATGGCACTTCTGATGTCAACGGAAGCATTACTGGTGTGGATAACATCACGATGAGCAACAACTCATACCTCTATGGAAAAAATACTGGTGGTACGGCAATCCAGTTGATAGCAATGGCTAGCTGGAATAGCGTAGATATTGGTAGAGGTGCGCTTACCAACGGATATACAACGCAGGTGATGGGCAAGACTGTAGCCCTTACCGCCTCTGACGATAGCGGAAAGAATGTGAAATCGGTGGAACTCTCAACCGCCAAGCTTTATTCTAATGTAAATATCGAAACAGAAGGGGGGCTGCTTGCTCATGGAGGTGTCACTGCCTACTCATCCTCAGATATACGTCTGAAGCAGGATTTGAGGAAGCTGGACTACTTAGGTATCATCAAGGCAATGGGTGGCACTTATGGCTTTGCTTGGAAGAAGGACAATACAAGGTCTATCGGCTGGATTGCACAGCACGTCTTGTGCAACCCTCACTTAAAGGACATCGTGGAGACTGATGAGAAGGGCTATTACAAAATCAACTATTGGTCTCCGAAGCTGATTGCAACGGCATTCGGTGCTATCGAGCAGGTGGGCGATGAGGTCAGCAGGTTGAAGGCTCGTGTGGTCTTCCTCGAATCAGAGGTTCAGCGATTGAGTGGAAAGCAGGACGGCAATAACAAGAAGAGATTAGATAACAAGAATATTAATTTATTAAATTAGTTAAGAAAATGGAGAATTTAAAGATTAACAAGAAGAGTGAACAGACAACCGCCACTTACACTAAGGGCGGCTATCGAGTAGAAATTACCTACAATGTTGACAAGACGGGTGGCAACATCGACAGCATCGATATGAGTATCTATGGTGATGCAAATGGTAACTATCTCGGCAACGCGAACGCTAGCTCCAACGGCAGCGAGCTGATCTACAGCATCAGCGGCATCCCTCAGAGCAAGCTCAGTGAGGTGTCAGCATTGATAGCGGAGGTTGATTCCGCTATCGCTACCAATATGGCTAGCGAGGCAGCAGAGTAAGTATCGTGAGTATTAACGCAGGGTGGCTCTTATAGAGCTGCCTTGCCTAGTGTTTTAAGTTTTAAAGATTAAGCGTATGGCATTAGCAAACGGAAAAATAACGGCTCCAGTCAGCGTTGATGACGTGAAATCTGTTCTCGGAGAATCCAGCAACGACCTTGCTGCGCTCTGCAAGTCATCAAAGATTAACGTCTGGGCGAAGTACAAGCCTACGGTATTCCCCTCTCCCTTTCCAGATGACTGGTATAAGGCGAAGGATGGCAACTACGGCATCAATATTACGGTAGAAAACGGCAAGAGCAACTGGAAAGACCTTGTAGCGGAATATTCGAAGGTAAATAATGGATATGGCACTTTATATGATAAGCCAACTGGCGGTGCGTCTTCTCCATTCCGCCTTGGAGATTTCAGAGGGTACTTCCATAATGCCAATCCCGAGGTGAAGGACTATCTATCCACCAACGTGTTCATTCGTGAGAGTGATACCAATCAGATACTCACTCTGTTCAATCCCGTATCGGTAGATGGCTTGCAAATAAGCTACTTCAACTTTGCTGCATTCAGAGATAAGTACTTTGGCTACATCATCACCGACAAGAGCAAGTCCACCCTCATGTTCATCACCACCGCATCAAGCGTGGGCACATTCACAGTGCCGCTGCCCAAGAACGCCCTCCCGGTAGGCGATTACCTTGCCTTTCCGATGTTCTGCTCATTCAACTATTCCAGCGTCCACACCCTTCATCAGATGACTTGCTACGCCATCCCGAACCTCGCAGGAGGCAAGCAGCTCTCCATCATCAGCCAGTCACAAGCCGTGGCAAGCAATTTTGCACAGATTACGGCAAGAGAGCAGCTTGGCAGAATCATTGTAACGCTGAAGATGAAGGAGAATGCTAACACAGTAGAAAATGTTGCCGTATATTGTGTATATCAGACCGACCCAACAAAGGGACAGAGTATGGTTGTAGGAGAGTATATGAATACGATAGGCACGATGAAGGCTGGTGAAACTAAAACGGTAACATTCAGGAATCTTACCAGCGGCAAGTCATATAAGATATACGTTATAGCCAACGGTGTATGGGTTGCCAAGGGGCTTTTCCCATTTGTCAGCAGTATTGACCCTGATTTGCAGTAGATATAAAAAGAAGTGTAACTATATTAAAAATAAGAAAGAAATATGAGCGTAAATAACGGAAAAATCACCCCCCCCAGCCCGTCCGAAAACGGCTGTTTGGGGTATATCATAGAGGGCAGAAC